TGCATAAAGGCAGCAAACATATCAGGAGATATAGGAATTTTTTTAAACTCCCAAACTAGTCTCATATATCCAGATTGAGTCTTACTAATCCATGTAGGAAGTAGTCCTTTGCATTGAGTTTGTATTATTCTCTCAACAATATCCCAATCAACAGGAGCGTCATAATCGGCAACGATACCTGATATAGCGTTTGGTGGATTGTCAGACTGTATTCTTAGTGACGGATTGTCTCCTTCAACAGTACTGTAAAAAACGTGGTCTGTTTTTTCATCAGCACACCACGCTCTAAATTTTGCTTTATCTGAGAATTTAGGTTTTTTCTTTTGTATAGATAGGGGATCTGTAAACTTATTGGCTTTTTTATCTTTTAAATTTTTTAAATAACGGTATTCCATATTACTTTTCATATCGGGTTATAACTTTTCCTTCCGCTTCAAGAGGTATATCATCAATCCATTTAGGTGGGGTGCTCATAATCTCTATGATTCTTTCCAGTGTTTGGTCTGCTTTATCTGCGTCTTCTTCCACTACAACCTCGTCATGTACGTGGAAAATTGTTTTTATACCTTCTTCTTCAATCCGTAAAAGCATATCTGAGAAGATATCTCTAGCGAGAGCTTGAGAAGCATTCTCTGCAAGCAGCCCTCCCCACAACCTAACAGGAATCTTTTTTGGCCCTTTAGCTACCATCGCTACATAGTTTCTTCTTTCGTTAAGAAGAGCTACTTTTATTTTACCATAGTTAATTGACCTACCCGAAGGCAGCGGAACTTTAAAATCTTTGAGACTAGAATAAGATACATGCAATCTTCTTTGAAGATCATTCCAAAGACCGACCACTTTATTCATTTTTGTTCTGTACATACCCACAGCTTTTTCAGCTTCAACTAAAGGGATACCTGCAATCAAAGAGAACTTGTTGGCACTAGCTCCGTACCCACAACCTAACACGATGGTTTTAACAAGGTGACGGAGTTTGGGGTTTTCATCTTTTAACACTCCTTTAGAACTATCCCATTCCCCAAATCTGATAGCAAATGCTTCATAAATGTCATCACACGCTTGTATTTCTTTTAGAGTATCTTCATCTCCCGCCAACCAACATAGTGTTCTAACTTCTATCTGTGATAGGTCAACAGCTATTAATTTCTTATTTGGTTTAGAAGAAATTAGTTTACGTAGGTCTACACCAAACATCTCTCCTCGTGGCAAGTTCTGTAGATTTAAGTTCCCACCGCCACCAGAGAACCTACCCGTTGAAGCTCCCCAATACATGATGTTTCCATAATATCTTTGGTCAGCCATTGTAGCATAACTAAAGCTCTCAATCTTTCTCTTTAACGAGTTGATTCTTCTATAGTCTCTAACAGCACCAATCCATTTATATTTTTGCCCATGCTTTTTAATCCACGCATTAGCATCCTTATCAGTCATCGCTAAACTGACTGGAGGTTCGAGACCCATTTTACGACATTCGTTATTGAATGCTTTTCTTGAAAGTGTAGGAGCTTCACCTATCCAAGGTATAGAGTTCTCTGCCTCAAATAGATTTTTATTTATATTCTCTGTTTGTTTTTTGAGCTCGCTTGTATCGATAGGTATGCCTCTTTGAGATATGGTTCTATTTAAACAACTGATGTTTCTCTCTGTTTCAGGCCACTGGCTCTCCAACTCTTGCCAAATTTTTAAACACAACTCAGAATCTTTGAGGGCGTATTCAGAAACTTCTTTCTTAAAATCTTTTGTCATGTTTTCCCACTGCTTCCCCAACATGTTATCCCGTGTTTCTTTTGAAACATCTAAATCAAATAATTCTGCAGAAGCATTTTTCAAGGCTCTTGGTAGTCCACAATATGCAGCTAAGTCTGCAGTACATAACCACTCAGCGTATTTAACAGAAGGCCACCATTCTTTTTCTACACCAAATAAATATAATGTTTGGTCAAAAGGAGCGTTATGACTTACCGCCCTATTGCCTTCAATAAGAGACCAGTCAAATTCTCTGGGATCTCCAACAAAGGATGTACCCTCATCCCCTACTACTGACACCATATATGCATCAAATAAAGGGTGGCTGAAATAGCCTATAGTACCTAATGTTTTTATTGAACATTCTTTGTCGTAGTATGTCTCAAAGTCTATTGCAAAAGTATTCATAATTATTTTTGTAGATAAACTCACCCGTACTACACGCCCCCATAGCATGATCATCGCACGGGTGAGTCCCCTCTATGAACAGTAAGCAGACGTGCTTACTGAGATTCTTCGGTTTCGTCCTCAACTAAAAAATCTAGCAGGACTTGTTCAGGGTCATTACCTTTGCTTTTAAGCATTTTAACGTACCAGTTGAATCCAATAATCAGTTGCTGAAGCCTCTCTTTTTGATGTTGCAGCTCTTCAATCTTGATTCCAATATCTTCAATTAGTTTCTCAACTTGATCGTGCTCACTTTGAACAATATCTATAACTTCTTTATTTGTTTTCATATTATCCAAGTCTTGCTGCGAATGTTTGAGATTCTTCAGGAGTTCCTTCTGTAGTTGGTGTAATACTTGGTACAAACCAACTATTCATCCCTCTAGTAAGGAGTTCTGTTTTAAACTTCCAATATTTTGAGCAAAGAGGAGCTTCTGGATTGAATGCTTGAAATGTAGCTAGTCTTTCAAGTGTGTGCTTGTAAGCATCTTTAGCAACATTAATTTTACCCATAGCGTAGAACTCGTCTCCTATTGGATACGGGTAAGCATCATCATCTCCATCATCAGTTTTTGGAAACAAGAACATAATTTCAGCAAACTTAACAATAGGCCAATCAGAGTTGGCTGCTAACTCTTCTGCAGCATCTTGATTAAATACCTGACGAGGCATTTCAGCATGTCCATACGGAGTGTCTTCTCTCCAACCTTTAATAGCTTTAAGTGGAATACACTTACACTCTTGTTCGTGTTCGATAAGGGTATATAGTTTATCAACTACTAAACTCCCTGTCTCTCCCGCTATTTTTGAAGATGCTTGAACTACATTTAGTCTTGGTGCATTTAAATCATCAGCACTGTATTCTAGTTTAGGGGCATCTGTTATTACTTTTAGTGTTTCTTCTTGTGTTTTTGCTAGTGTTTTACTCATTTATATTTTTATGTTTTATATTTATATGTTTTAGGTTTTCATGACAGCGTGAAACGCTCATCAGAAGTGGCTATAATGTCGAGATCTTGAGCAGCGTCAAGAAATTCTTTCGACTTTTGTTTTTTCTCCCCGTCAGGCGCAGTGTCTCCTATAGCTTTTGCTAACTTTGTTAGTGGGACACTAGCTATATCTAAAACCTGCTCTGGTTCGAGGTCAAATTCTTCAGCTAATTTAGCTAATTTTATATTGTTTGTACATTTTTTTGGGGCTCCCATAGATTTAAGTCTTAGCGTGGGAAACTCCACACCTTCTTTTGCCATAGCCATAGCTTTAGCTTTTATTCTTGTAGCCCAATTTGTAACTATCTTCGAAACAACATATAAGTGTTCTACTGTTTTTGGATCGTCTGGATCAGATATATCTCCTCTAGGTAATGCATCGTCAGCAACACGAGAAGCAACTTCAACAGCTAGACCACCTAATGCAGGGCATACATCTTCATGAGCACAGAATCTACAGTTAACTGTAGGGTTCAATTCATACAGATCAGGAGCACCATCGTCCCATTGAGGTCTTATCTTTTCTCCTCTCTTAATTATTTTACTAAGTTTCTTTATAAGTTCTGGTAGCTCATCTCTTGTGAAAATACCTGTTAATGTTTGAGCTCTTACAGGGATAAAGAACACAAAGTCAATTTCATTAACCTCTTCATGTGCTTGAAAAGCACCCACTGTGTAAGCCATTGCTTGCCAGTTTTCTCTTGGTTCATCAATCTGACTGATACCAGTCTTGTAATCAATCATAACCGCCTTATCTCCTAACTTAACAAACTTATCACAAGTCCCCCAAGTCTCCGTCCCATCCAGTTTTATATCTACCTGAATCTCGTTATATTCTTTGTATGATGCTCCGTTAGCAAAACTATTTAGGTATGCCTCCTCGTCGGCTACTATAGCTTCATATATGTTAACCTCTTCTTCGTCGTGTAAAGCGGAAGGGTCTTTGATTTCGAGAGCTTCGTGTATTCTAGTCCCTTTTTCCGCTGCTGCATTTGTTCCTGATCTACCTACGAATCCTGAACAACCCGCTACGTATTTTAAACTTGAGGGACTAAATTCTGCGTGTCCTCTGTTTGAATGATCTGGTTTATCTTCCATGTAGTGTTTCTAGGTTTTCTAGTTTTCTGTTTACTGATTGAATGACATTTTCTTCTATAGTGTCTACAGCCACTAATATTTTCTGTAGAGCATCTGACTTCGCCCCGTTTCTGTGAATCCTCCCTAATGTTTGGGCGAACTCCTTTGCGGAGTAGGATGGACATATTAAACTAACTCTCGGTCTTTTACCATTAATATCGTGTAATGAAAGACCTGTACCTCCTGCACTAATATTTACAACTATTAGTTCTTCCACATCATCTTGAAAATCATCAATTATTTGCTGTCTTTCTTTTAGGCTCTGACCACCTTCAATAGACTTACAATTTAGCTGAGAACACAGAGCTTTGACAGAGTCTTTGAAGTTTACAAATATAACAACAGAGTTTCCTTCATCTCTAAGATCATTAGCCATGCTTGCAATATCAGGCACTTTCAGTGCTTCAGTAAGCTGACGGGCTCTCAAAATATTAACGAGGACATACTCACTATCTCCGACAGTACCTTCTTCAATATATCGTGTAACAATCTCAGGAGTAATTTCTAAGTCTCTATATATTTTTTGTATACCTTTTTTATCTGAGAATTCGACATTCTCAACAAACACTCTGTTGTTTCTAAAACTGTCAGGAAAATCTTCCACAGTCAGTTTGTGTCCAGTTACTCCGTAGATGTTTTCTCTTAGTGTATTTAGTTTTTTTCTACTAATTAATCTCCACTGTTTCCATTGATCAGGGGAGCATCCATTTTCTTGCATCCACCTGTACCAGTTGTGTAAACCATTTTCAGTCTTGTTGAGGTTATGCAAACCTAACATAAAACCTAACGCTCTCATCTCTGTAGGGTCTTCTGCAGCAGTCGCTGACATGCCATGTACACGATAACCTTGTTGAACTAAACTGATAACCAGTTGAGCATTTTGCGTGAAAGCTCCTTTGCATTTATGGATCTCATCTACCAGAACTAAACACCCATCAGGCAGTTGCCATTGCATTATTTTTTTACCTCTCTTTACCATATAAGGAGCACGTCCTCTTCTTATGTTTTCGTAATTTAAGATAAACAAAGGTCTGATACCTGTCTCATTTAATTCTCTTTCCCATGAGGGTATGACTGCTTTAGGACAAATGACAGCTACAGGAACTCCTAATCCTTTAGCTAGATGAGCCGCAACTACTGTCTTACCAGTACCAACAGAACTTGTATCGATAGTGTTGATTCTATCTCTTTGCCGTGACAGAAAAAAGTCACACGCTTCTTTTTGTTTTTTAAATAAGGTCTTCATTATTTTTCATTATTACACTACTCACAAATATGTGTCTAGAGAAAAAAATTGAAAATATAATTACCCTATAAAACAAGGGTGAGGATGTAAAAATAGCAAAACACCCTCACCCTCTAATTAGATATAAACCAAGAAAAATACCTAACTTATTTTAATATAAACAATTTTAGTTAGGATTCTATATAATTTTATACGCTGTTATCGTAGTTATGTTTGTCTTTTATGTAACGAGCAATGAGAAATGCGTCAACCATCCCGTCGTGCGCTTTACTAGCACGTTTACTTTTTTGCCAACACTCGTCAGGAGCTAGGCATTCTGCTTTCCATAGGGCTGCTTCTTTTGTTTGTCCTTTAGGGATATTACCTAACATTTTCTTTTGCCACTTGTGTACTGAAACACAACAGTGATTCCATTGTCTACTCTCACATAACCCTACAATTTTTCCAAAAGAGATACCCATTGATCGTACAGCTTGAGAAGACTTTGCATGCTTCAATGGTTCTTCAACAGCGACTAAGAAATCATCTGCACATTGTCCAAGGCTCATTATCCAATCATACAACTTACGTGTATCTACTTCTCGTTTACCTGCTCGGTGTTGAGTAGGCATTATTGTTTTATCAATTAAAGCTCCAGTAGTTTTAGATATGGCAGCGAGACCACCGTCTAAGCCATTATCTATTCCTATGATCATAACCCTTGTAATGCTTTCCTACTTAGTAATAGTCCTTCGCCTTCTGCAGGTATAAAAACGTCCATGTTTTTTGTGAGTAGCTGTATGTAGAAAACTTCTTTTGCCGTTTTTGGAATTACTAGATAGTAAGTTCCTAAAAGAACATCAGTCCTAAAAGTAAAGTCATTAGGAGGTAGTTCTATTTTTTTAACAATAGAAGGGTGCTCTATTGCTTTCCTGTCGGCAAACATTTTCATTAAGATCTATCTTCTAAAAAACATGGGGTAGCGTGTCCAAAATCATTTTGTAAATATTCATATTCCAATCTGTCATTTGCTTCCTTTACAGATAACTTAAACTGTTTTGTTAGTATTGAAATCGTAATCTCTTTTGAATAGCATGCTATGGGCGGGCTACCGTATCTATCTACGGTTCCTATAAATGCGTCCTCCAGTCCCGAATATAATAATAGAGTGGACTCCGCATCTTCTTCAGTTATTTGGTTCTTCTGGTTCGACATCGATTATATCATCTTGGTTTATATTAACAGCACCCTTACCTTTATCAGCACGAGCATTATTTAAAATACTAATATCGATTTGCATTTTACCTACGCCACCACCTTTCTTGTCATTAAGGCCAAGGTTCCTCCTAATAATCTGATCTAATTGATCGAGCTCTCTTATTGTTCTTGGGCCTCTCAGATTGTCCATATAGTCTCTTAGTAGACGCATACCTGACGCAGCTACATAGGACTGATACTTTTCTGCAGGAGAACTTTGAGCTTCCGCTATTTCTAAAATTTCTTTTTCTTCTGTTTCACGAGCCTCACGTTTAGCAATGTTAATTGCTTCTTTAGTTTTTTTACTAAGGTCGTCTTCTAATGCTTTTTGAAGTGGATCTTGATCCTCTTGTTTTTCTTTTTCTGATTTAGGATTAGATCCATACGAATCGTTTTTAGGCCCATAGCCAGCACGACGTAGCCATCTCCGTAGAGTTGCTGTGGATATTCCTAATTCATCAGCTATATTAACAAGTTTATAATCTTGTTTATATAGTTGTAGAGCACGTTGAACATCTCCACGCTTTAAGAATTCTGCATCATTTTGTTTCTTTCGCAAACCAATTAACTTATACTGTTATTTTATAAACAATTCAAGTCATATGAACAAAGCTAAGAAGTCATACGAACCTCAAATTGACGCTAAAACTAAGAAGATGAACGTAGGAGGAATGCTTATTCCACCTACTAACACAATAACAGCTTTGTTATATGGGTTAGGAAACCACGATTCTTATAGAGCAAAAGAATATTATTTTTGGAGATTATGTGATGAAATATGGAACAATCCTGAAAGACCTGAACCTATGATGGTACGCCATCCTTGGGCAGAGGAAATGATTAGAGCGGTTATTCGTAACAAGTACATTGCTATAGGAGGAGCAGCAAATAGTGGTAAATCTCATACACTAGCTGCTTGGGGCATATTAAACTGGTTAGCTGCTCCAAGAGATACGCTAATACTTCTTACATCTACTACATTGCGAGAGGCTCGTAAAAGAATATGGGGTTCAGTTGTTTCTTTATTAATGGTTATTGAAGGAGCTCCTATTCGTATACGAGATAGTATTGGTAACGCAGCATACGTAACAGAAAAAGGTAACTTGATTGAACGTGCAGGTTTATCTTTGATTGCAGCAGAAAAATCTAAGACAAAAGAAGCAATAGGTAAGTTCATTGGTATCAAACAGAAAAGAGTAATATTGATTGCGGATGAGCTTTCAGAAATATCAGAGGCTATTATACAGGCTGGTCTAAGTAACTTATCGAAGAACGAACGCTTTGAGTTAGTAGGACTGAGTAACCCCAACTCTAGATTTGATGCTTTCGGTGTTTGGTCTACACCACAACACGGATGGGATAGTGTTGATACAAATACGGACTACCAATGGAGAACTAAATGGGGCGGTGAGTATATAAGGTTTGATGCCGAACGCAGCCCTAACGTGATAGCCGATGAAGTCATATATCCTTGGTTACCAACAACGGACAAGCTAAACGAAGATAAAGCATTATTAGGTCAGGAATCACGAGGGTACTACAGGATGTGCCGTGCTGTATTTTTTGATGGAGGTGAAGAAGATACCATATACAACGAGGCTGAATTATCCCGTAGTGGGGCTATGAGCAAAGTGCAATGGAAAGGCAAACCTATACCTATCGCAGGATTAGACCCTGCATTTACCAACGGGGGCGACCGATGCATCCTGTACACGGGCCACGTTGGGTACGACACGAATGGTCAGTATGTCTGCGAGTTGGGCGAAGCAATCCATTTGAATGACGATGCCACCAACAAAGCGGTTCCAAGGACTTACCAGATTGTTCGTCAGGTGAAGCAGGAGTGTCAAAAAAGAAAGATAAAACCGATGGATATTGCAGTAGACGCAACGGGGGCAGGTGCTCCATTTTGTGACGTATTAGCTGGAGAATGGAGCGACGAGATTTTGCGGGTTTCTTTTGGTGGGAAGGCATCTGAACGTAAAGTATCTGCTAATTCTAAGTTAATTGGTAGTGAATTATACGTTAATAGAGTAACAGAACTATGGTTTGTTGGCAAAGAACTTTGTAGAACAAAACAAATATTTGGGATAAATGGGGATTTAGCACAGGAAATAACAGGTAGAAACTACGATATGGTCAAAGGAGCAACCCTACGAATGAAGATAGAAAGCAAAATTGAATATAAAGCAAGGCTCGGAAAGTCCCCTGACTTGGCTGATGCTGCCTTTCTCTGTTTAGATTTAGCTCGACAACGGCACGGATTAGTCGCAGTTGAGCCTTTAGAAACAGGGAAAACAAGCAGTAAACCTTATCAAAGAAGATCGATCAAAGGTTTATCCAATATGCTTTCTTCACAAACTCTACAAGGAACATAGGCTTGTTGACTTTTCATATAAAAAAACTAAATTTATAGGTAATATCATTTATTTTTTATGGCAAAATACAGCGATTATACCGAACAGAAGAAAAAATTATTTGCTAGAGAGTTTGCAGAAAGGTTATATGCTTCTTTATTTCCTGACCCTACAAACAGTATGGTTCCTGCCAACGAAGCTGGTGTAGATTTTTTAATAAATCAATTAAGGGCAATAGGTTTATCAGAGCTTGTTAATGAAATATCTAATCAAAAAGATCTTTTTCCTCAAGGGCTTAGAGAAACCATAAAAGACAGGTTTGGGGGTAAAGGAGAAACAGGCAGAGAAAAACTAAGGCTGAATGCTTTAGGGTTCGCATCAGACCAGATGGTTGGTCTGACAGAACAAGAACAGATTGCTATGGCTTCAGGTGTTGATGTTTCTGAGTCTAACTTTGCTCAATTTGGTAAACTACCTGAAGGAACAACTTTTAAAAGAACTTCTGTTTTAAGTGAAGAAGGAGATATTCCATCTGCATACAATACAAAAGTAAAACCAGATAGAATATTAAAAGCAGGGGAAGACATTGAAGGGCCACCAAGAGAAGCTCAGTTTTATAAACCAACTGCAGAACAATTAGCAGCTAGAAAAGCTGCAGATAAAGCAGAAATTTTAAAAACAGAAAGAGATAAACAAGCAGCTCTTGCAGGAACCGAAGGGCCGTATGGATATAGAGGAGGTTATGAACAGTTTCTAAGAGATCAGCAGATACTCGCTCCAACGGCTTTAGGTAAAAGAGAGAGGGACGGTAGCTTCCGTCTACGTACCCCTAGTGAAGTGCAAGCACGAATCCGTCAAGGTCAGTTTAATATACAACAACCTAAAAGAGAAGCATTACAAAGGTTTAGAGACAGGTTTGGTGGATTCCAACAAGAACGAAAGCAGTTTATGGAAGATACAGGAGAAGATCCTTTAGAGGTAGAAAAAAGAACAACTGCAGGACAACAGCAAATGGCTGCACAAGCAGCAGGAGAGCGTGAAAGACAGAAGAGAGAAATGTTGGATAAACAGTTTAAAGTTCAAGAACCTCCTGAATTTACTTCTGAGTTTGCCAAAGACGTAGAAGGATTGTCTCCTACTGAAAAAGCAGAAGTTATGAGGATGGTAAAAGAAAAAGAAGAAGAAAAAAATAAGATGCTTGGTATATAATTATGAGTGTGAAAAGAACAGGAACATATTTTTCAAGAGATGGCGACGGTAGAATTATTGGAGGAGGCTCTATAAAAAAGAAAAAAAATCAAACAGACAAGCAAGGCGCTGAAGTAAATATAGTAGATAATGTAGCTCAAGCTCGAATGGCTGCTCAAAACCCTTTAATGGGTGCATCTCCAAATTATGAGTCATCAATCCCTATCTCAGCGCAAGCAGCAAAAGCCGATGCAGAGAATGCAGCTTTTTTTGGTCGCCCTCCAACTGATTTTGGCAGACCAATCGGAAAAGACAGAACATCCCCTGCAGCAAGCAGAGCTATGGGAGATACGAGCCCAAGACCAGCCAGCAGAGCTTCTGCAAGGAGGATGGCTTTAAAAGAAGCTAACAAGAAACGTAAACAATAAAAATTAAATAATTTACATATATGCAGTTTACTACAATGCCATCCTACGAGTTAGGTCAAAGGTACTCTTTAGACCGCCCATCTTCTAAATACAGAAGAGCTGCACGTAGGTTGCGTAGACAAGGTTATGCGGCAGCGGCACAACAAATGGCGTTAGAAGGGGAGAAGGTTCGTCTTAACGAACCGACAATAATGACTCCCGAAAGTAGAGCATTACAAAGAAAATCAGCACAACGTATTGCTGAAATGAGTCAGGGAGGGTTGTCATCGATGACTCAGGCAGGGTCATCATTTGACCCAACAGCAGATATGGCTGATTTGCGTGGGACTTATTTTGCTGACGTAGCATCTTCTAGATTACCTGCTTCAGAGCAAGCAATGTTCGCCAAACAATTTCAATCAGAATTAGGTGGTATCTCAAGAGATAGAAAAGCCTTTGTCGATTTACAAATAGCTCAGAGAAAGAATAGAGAAGAACAACTAACAGCTCAGATACGTCCACAAGTAGCTTCTAGAATTCAGCAGATTTTAGATTCTAAAGGTACAGACTCACAAAAACAAAAAGCACTGGTATCAACAATGATGACTCCCGCAGTTTCTTCAGTAATGAAAGATACTGGTATAAGCACATTGTTTACAAGAGCAGGAGAGTCTTTAAAAACAAGCAAAGCAGATCAAGATAAACTGCAAGGGCAGATTATGGATTTAGCGAAAGCAGGAGGAGACATTACTCCTTTCGAAGGAATGTTATCACCTACGTATAAAGATATTACTAAATCTGTACAAAGGTTAGAGCAAACTAAACTTACTCGATCAGAGCAGTTAAAGGAGCTAGAAGATATTGAGGGTATGTTATTTAGACTAGAGGGAGCTGGATCATCAGACCCATTAGTTAGAGAACTCCTCACTAGTAAAGGTATAGGACTGGATGGAAAAACAGATAAAGAAGTTATAATTAATTTAATTGAAATGCTTAAATATCCTTTAGGAGAAATGCCTAAAGAAGAACTAGCAGCGTTGAATGAGAAAGAAACAACAACACTCTTCAACGAAGCCTTTGGAATTCTAGCAAGGCAAAAAAGAATGCTTTCCATGAGACGTGGACAAGAATTAACTGCTCCTAACGCTGCTGCAGAAGCTGCAGCAGCTAACTGGAGTGCGTAATTTAATTATTTAATAACTATACAAACCCAAATTCTGCTGTGTCAGACCTATATCCAACATTATCGTTGGGGGAGAAAACCCCCGTGCCTAATGACCTTGACGTAAACTTCAACGTCGCACCACTGCAATCGTTCAGTCAGTGGTCATCCTCTTCAGGGTCAAATATCAATGATCCATTGCTCAGTGCTCAAGGCTATGCCGATTACCAGAGAGGGCATTTCTTTCGTACAGGCGAACTTGACGACGAAGTAGAATCATCGATTACACAAGGCTTAGTAGGTAGTTTACTTAATAATCAATTAGTAACTCCCGAACAAGTTGAGTCAGAGGATTTCTTAGATACACTCAACCCACAAGCTGATGCACAGACTCAAGCCAACTTAGTCCGTATGGCGTATGGTGAGAGAGCGGGGTCTACTTATCTTAGTAACATACAAAGTGAAAGCGGGAATCAAGAGGAGCTTGATAAACAGCTTAATAGTGCGAAGACCTTACTGGTTGATTCAGGAGTGTTGCCCTTTGCCAGAGTTAAAGACGATAAAGGTGTAGATAAAATTATTGGTGGTGCTGGTATAACTGACAGGGGTAAATCACTGGATGATGCAGTTCGATTAGGGGCATTGAACTATTCAGATGCCTATCGTGTCATGTCTGGTTTAAAAAAGGGAATGTCCGATGCCAGTGTTTTTGAAAACATAAGAGAGGCACAGCTATTAACTGAACTTAATGCAGTATTAGGATCAGATGAAGATGCTGAAATACCACAGAATGCGCTCGATGTAATGCGTGGACTTATCAAATCAAAAGATGAGGATGCTACTTTAGATCAGGAGCAAGATATCTTAGCCGTTGTCGGTGATATACGTAAAGGTTTGTCATCAGCGTATGCACGTAAGAATGGATTCGGTGAAGGAGCTGCTCTTGAAAGATACTCTGATAAAGAAATCAGAGATGCTGTTGAGTTATTAGCAGCGAACGAGGTAAATGAAAAAGGAGAGTTTAAATTTTACGACGAAGATGATTCCAAGAACATCCGTGTATTAGGAAGTGGTCATGTAATGGCGCACCCGAACCTTATGCAACAAAGAGAAAGGTTCGAGAAGGCAATCAAGAATGATGATAGATTGTCAGAGGATCAAATTACATCGCTCAGAAATCAGCGTAAATTGTACAGGCAGTTAACTTACGAACAGTACGATAAGTTTTTAGCCGATACAGCAGCGACAAGTGATAATTGGATAGCTGCAAAACAAGCGGGAAGAGCTAGCGGAGCCTCCGATGTAGACATATTGGATACCTTCTTAGCTGATAAACGTAATTACAGTTCTATAAAGAACAGATTAGGAGATATAGCAGCAACGATACCTGATGCCGTTGTAGGGTTGTTTGCTTCATTAGGTGCTGTAGTTTTCAGAAGTGAGGGAGCTACAAAATATTTGGTTGATAACCAAATGGATAGGCAGCGTAGACGAGAAGTTGCTGCGATTTTCGGTGATGAGTTTGGTTGGGGTATGGATCTTTCTAACGTGGTTGCACCAATGGTTGTTGATGTCTCTGCGACAGCTTTGTTGTCTGCAGGAACTTTAGGTGCTGGTGGTGTTCTATATGCTGGAACTAAAGCTGGAGCTAAACAAACAGCTAAAGCACTTGTTAAAAATTTAACTAAGGCTGCTACAGGTAGGCAGTTCGGTGATACAGCAAAAGACATTGCATTGAAGGCTGCAGCTAGAAAAGAAGGAAAGGATTCGGCTAAAACAGTAACTGACAAAGGAGTACAAGAAGCAATCAAGGCTTATAACAAAGCGATAGCTAATAAAACTTTCCGTAAAGCAGCACCATTCCCGCCTTTATTTTTAACGGCTGCAAATAGGAGTGCGGGTAATACATACGCTACTGTGTATGCAGCACAGCCAGATTCCTTAACACACGAAGAAAAGCACGATGCTGCTTTGGGTTACGCATTGATGGGAGGTACTGTGACAGGTCTAATTACGTCTGCGTTTATGGGTGTAGGTTTAGGTGGTTTCGAACAAGCGTTTCTTAGAGGCATGACTTATAAAGGTATGTCAGCAGGTATGTCAAAAATACTTAATTTAGATATAAGAGGTTTAACATCAACAAAAGTAAAAGAAGCTATAAAAGTTAGCGTTGAAAAGCAACTCAAAGAAGCAGCTAAAAAATCTAGATTCATAAAAGAACTTGGAGTCCCCGCAGCAAGCGAAGCTGCTGAAGAAGGTCTTGATGAGTTTATACAAACATTCATTATGGATGCCGCCCTCAACGAAAACACGCCAATGATAGATCGTTTGATGGTCGGATTACATGCTGCTTCTTTAGGGGGTGTTATGGGTGGAGGTGTTGTAGGCGTTCAACGTATGTTTGATAAAGGTACAGGAGTTCGTTACGAAAGATTCCAACAACAAACTATAGATAAGATTATCTCTGATCTAGAAGGATCTTCTCCTCTAACACAACAGTTTTTAAGAGATAATAGAGAACAGATAACTAGACAATTACGGACTGCATCAAGATCTAGAGACCCTATCACCACGACTGTTTCTGACAGTGATGTTGATATGATCACCGATAGATATAACGAGTATCTTAGTGGTCGAATAACACAAAAAGAATTTGAAGAGAGTACTAATTCTACTCTTAAAGAAGCTGAAATTTTTGTAGATGGAGTTGAAGTTTCTCAAGCCAAAGAACTTCTTTCTCAAGAGATAACAGAAAAGCTCAAACAACAAAGAATAACTAAAGAAGACTCTGATTTTATTATTCAAGAAGGACAACAGAGAGAAACACAAGTAGGAGAACTTTCTCAAGAAACTGAAGAAAAACTTGAAAGACAATTAGAAGAAGGGAGACAAAGGGCTATAGAGCAAGAAGAGCAGCTTGTAAAAACTTTTGACACTGTGTGGGGGACTAGAGAAAAATCTATAGAGTTAGGGGAAGGACTTAGTGCAGATGAGCACTATCAAAGGTATCTAGACGCAAGAGCTGACGCAGAACAAGTTGCTGATTTCTGGGGTATGGAGTCTCGTGTAGATTATAATGAAAGTAATAAAGGATTAGGTGCTTACAGAGCAGAGCAAACTGAAGAAGGAATGCGTCTTGTTATAAACCCTTGGGGTCTTGCTAGGCTTACGATGGGTCTAAATAAAGCTAACGCACAACACGTCGCTCGATTTGAAGCAGCTCATGAGGTTATACATCACGCAGCATGGAGGAACTTAGCGAAAGCTGAGATAGATGTCATATTTTCTGCACTATCTGAAAATGAAGTAAACGATATTATAGACACATACTATAACACAGATGAGAAAAGACAGGCGGCTCGCAGCCAACTTAGCCCTGACTCTTTAAAAGTACAGCGACGTAATATGCAGCACATAATAGTTGATGAGTACTTACGCATGAAGGCTCAAAGAATTACTAAAGGCTATACCACAGAAGAAGAAATAAATTTCTACAAAAGTAACCCAAATTTCGTTCGGGTATTATTACGCTACTTGCGTTCTTATGTAAATCGTTTTAACGCTCTAAGAGAATTGAACGCTGATAACCCTGTCATATCTGCAGCTATGCACAGACTGACAGGCGAGATGACAAGACTTAAAGGTGGTTATCAGATTAATACTGCAGTCAAGTTTGATATTGATGATCCAGAAAACTCTGTTAATAAACTTATAACATATCTCGATGATAAACCATTCATTGATCGTGATCCAAATAGGAAGATCGATATGGGTGTGCGCCAAACGCAAGCAGGTTCTTTAGATGAAAAGTATCTTAAACTGGCAGCAAACCCAGAAGCGAACCAACAAGAGTTACAGAAGATGGTGGATGACGCTGCTAAAAAAGCAGGATATAATATTGGCCCTTTGCTTCATGGAACGCCCTCTGAGTTTAACGCTTTCTCTTACAATAAAATAGGGTTTGGTACAGGTTTTCAATATGGCACAGGTTTTTATTTTACAACCTCACCAACACAAGCACGAGCATACGCCCGTGATAATGGAAAAGTTCTTTCCGCATATTTAAAAGTAGATAACCCACGAGCATTTAATTCCGCTCCGCTCTCATCAGAGGAACTCATACCTGTTATTGAAAGAGCTGCTGAACTAGAGCTTCAAGATAATTTAAGAGAAGACTCTCAAGCGGTTATTGACGATACTTTTATATCTAATTTTGGAGGCATTGAAGCTGCTGCAGAAATGTTAGCTAATGAAGATACAATAGCCGAACAACTCGGAGCCATGAAAGGTAGTGGTGTTGCTCCTGAATATTACCATAAAGCCCTCAAACAAATAACTGGTATAGATGCTTTAACTGGTGTTGATAAGGAGCCTAGCAGTGTTGAATTCACCATAAAAGAAGGCAAGAGCGGAAGAAAATCCGTAAAGAATGTTGAGGTTGAAGGTACAAATGTCACAGTTGTACTTACTCCTGAACAAATAAAATTATCTGATCCTGTAACTAAAGATGATCGGGGTAATATTATTCCAATATCTGAAAGATTTTACAGAACCTCTCAGGACATAAGGTATACTCAAGCAGGTTCTTTAGAAGGTTTTTATGAAAATATAGAAGAGGTTCCTCCGATCACATCACAGGTAAACGAGAAAGAAGTTGATTCTCTCGTAAATGTAAAAACTGCTAGTGATCTTAACGATCCTGCAGAGCAAGAGATATTTGAGAAGGCGGTAGATAACATAAACAAGGATAGGTCAGGCATACTCGCTGTAGCTGCCAATCGTTTATTTTCAAAGGATGAATCAAAGAAGATAAATCAAGCAACATATAATGAAATCCGTAACAGAGTATTTCCTTATAAGAATGTAGATCAAGTTCCTAAAGCTCCTAATGCAGAAGATATAAAAAATGTGTGGCCTAAGAAAAAGGATGGTACTCCTTCTTCTAAAGTAATAGCAGGAGGAAGTACTAAGTTCGGGGCTATCTCATATAACGATGCTTTTAAGGAACTCCAAAATCAAAAGGTTTCAGTTAGATTAGATATCCCTACATTTAATAAATCTATAAGGGAAAAAGATGCTCCTGTATATGCCGTCACTATAATGGGGCCAAATATGCAAGGTGCTTTAGCTTATACAGGTTATGCGAAAATTAAATTAGATGGTATAGAAAGCAAAGTTGGTCATGCAGCCAAAATAGCTACAGGGACTAACAAATTTGTTATGGCTTCTACGGAAGGTGAACTGATGGAGTTCAAACCTAAAGACTTAAATGCTTTCCGTAAAGATTGGGCTAGTGGTAAAGTTGGCCCTAAAAAAACAGGTGAAGATCGTTGGGTCGAGGTTGCTGTTAATCCTTTAAGAAGCTCAGAGTTTGTGGATGTAACGAACCCATTAGACCCTGTACCTGTGATAAATGGAAGCACTGCTATTCATGTAGGTAATAGGGTTTTTGTACAACAACCTGTATGGGGTAAAAGACCAGATTATGGTGTAGAAGGGGATGTCCGATTCACACAAGCAGGTGGTCTTGAAAGCGGTACGTTCGAAACAACTGAAGGTGGTTTGGGTTATGGGGGTTATGCACCTTTGTTTGATTTACCTTTCTTTGAGACTGGTAAGTATAGGAAAAAGAAAGATGGCTTATTTGGAAGTTTAGTGAATAAGTTTAGAGGAGAATTAGACCCAAGAGTAAAGAGACTTATAGAGCAAAGGAGACAGATACAAGATGCTGTTGAAACTGATGTTGTTAACTTTAAGAATCAACTAGATAAAATAATCAAAGAAGACTTTGATGGTAAAGCACCTGTTGCTTTGATACAAGCATTAGTAGGTAGCCGTGAAAACATATCTCCCGAAACAGAACAAGCATATCTTGATTTAATAAAAGGAGTTAAATCCGAATCGAAGATTGCTGAGATAAGAGCTGAGTATGTTGAAGGACGTAGAAAAGAATTTAGAGATAGGAAGAATAAAGCTATAAGCGAGTTAGCTAAAATACAAAAGGTTCCTGAAAAAGACTCTGATAAAACAAGACTAGTTAGGCATCTGCTTGGCGGGAAGATAGATGGTAAAAAAGTATTAGGGCTAAGAGCCTTAACTGATGAGCTATCAACAGTTATACGTGGCATTGTAGGGGAGGATAGTGAAATGGGTATTGCTATTGATGACAACTTAGAACTGTATCTACACAGAGAGTATAAACTTTTTTCAGATAAAGAATACAGAGATAATATAAGAACAGACTCTAGATATGACACTGTACGGAAAAATGCAGGTGACTTTCTATATAAACAATATAAGACATTCAATAAAGATTGGCGTAACGAAGTCAAAAAGTTTCCTACGGTTGCTGAATTTAAAGCGAAGCTCGTAAATGATTATCTCGATTTACATATTAAAAGTGATAGATCGGCTTCTAATTTATTTAATAACCTTAAAGACCATAAAAAAAGTATTGTAAGTTTAAACATCGGAGCTTTGAAGAGACGTAAAAATCCTCCACAAGAGTTGCGAGAATTGTTAGGTCAAGTTGCCGATGAGACTGGATATAATGAACTACTAGAAACTTTCTCACATCTTGGCTTAGTTGCTTCTCAAATAAACTTCATTAGTAACCTCAAGAAGTTTGGTATGGATACCAAAAAAACAGGAGGGCAGCCATTTATTATAGAGGCCGAACTAGACGAAGTGCAGGTTGAGGGAAAGGAAGCGACATACAAACCTGCACCTGAAGGTTATAGTATTTTAAAAGTAGCTGCTGGAGCAGATACTAGTATTATTAATACAGCACCATTTGCAGACGGGAAAACTTATTATGTTCTTACAGAAATGGAACAAGCTGTTTCTGCTATACTTGACCCTGCAGCGAAAGTAAATCAGTCTGAAGCCGACAAAGCAAACCAGTTTGTTTCAGAAGTGGGGGCTAAGTTAACAGGTCTGTCTTTAGGAGCTAAGACATTAGGATCTATTGGATTCTATGTTCGAAACATACTCTCAAACATTGTTTTCTTTGGGCCATCTCAAGGGTTCTGGAGGTTTGGTAAGATGGGTCAATCATTACGGAAAGAGTTTATTCGTAAGAAATACTTATCAATGGAGCCAGAAGAAGTGAGTGCATTTCATAGAACCATGATCGGATTAGGGGTTATCGGCAATGAAATAGAAGCGGGACTCTTACAGGACTTTTTAACAAACCCTCGAAGCGAAGCACAGCTTCAGAAAGAACTGTTGGATAATCTTGATGGTCTTGAAAGTGAAACAAGTGGAGATAAGAAGGCATTAGATATTAGTGTCATATCAGAGAAAGTAGGTAAATCGAGAGCAGGTAGGTTTGCTCGTAGGTTGAGAGAGCTATCACAAACTGTAGATAGTTTTTATAAGATCGCTTACTTCATGAATGAGTTAGAGGTTTTACAACAAGCGAGAGCTAAACACGGTACTTCAACAGCAGAGAACCAGATTAATTATGGAGCCTTGAGCGATGAAGAACTTATGCAGATGGCTGCTGATAAAGTAAAGAAAACTGCACAAAGTTATGATCAAGCCCCACCATTTGTTCAGAAGCTAAGAGACTCATGGTTCGGGGTAATGTTTGCTCCGTTCATCCGATTCAAACTGGAGGTTCCAAGGATCATGTTAAACACAGTCATTTTAGCGAGGAAAGAAATGGCAGATACTAATCCAGTTATTAGAAAACGAGGTAAGGATAGAATGATTGGATTCACTAGCGTGTTAGTAGGATTCTCTGCAATAACTCCAGTCATTGTGAACGCTCTCGCTGGTATAGGAGATGAAGAGGAAGAAGCTCTTAGAGATTCGATGCCTGAGTATTTAAGAAGTAATTCATTCTTCTTCTTCAATACAGGAGGTAAATTATACTCAGCAGATTTAACTTATCTTAATCCGTACGCCATGATGGTCGATCCATTCCTACGTTCCTTTGATGAGTTAATGAGAGGTAGTCCATCAGAAGCGGGAGCCGCTTTCTTTAAAGCGATGATTGCTGATCAGTATCTCGACCAACAAATACTGGCAGGGGCTGTAACCAGTGCATTAAATAATAGAGATCCAGAGAATGGTAGACCTATTACAGAGGTTAACGACACTGCGTGGGAAGCCTTCTCTAAAAAGTTCCAGTTTATTTTTTCAGAGGCTTATGCCCCAAGAACCCTTGAGAAAGTATACAGAGATGGTTTCGTTAAATTGATGGAGGGAGATCCAGATGTGTCTGATTTCATCATGACTCCTTTAGGGGCATTAGCTAAAGAGTTCTTACCCCTTAGACCATATGAAATAGTTCCAGAGCAGCAGCTTGATCGATTCCTGTCAGAAAGAGCAGGTGAATATCGTAGAGCAGCAGCACTTAAAAACCGCATGTATACAGATGACTCGATATCAGAAGATGCTGTAAAAGGTATGGCTGATACGGAGATTGAAAGACGTAGGCGTATTAATGAACATTTAATAAAAGCATTTAGAGGATTCAAGAAGTTAGGTCTTACCGACGAACAGATATATGCTCAAGCCTTAGAGCGTGGGTATGGTAAACGTCGAGTCGCCTTACTCTTAAATGGTTTGATGGAGCGTCCCGTTCTACAAACTCCATTTATTCGTAACATGGCAGTCAAAGGGGATACTCATATTCAAAGGTTGCGTACCTTCAATGATCAACTCGAAACTTACGGACGTTACATTCCTGTAGAGTAGAAACAACTAACCCCACCCCTACAGCCAGAAAGAAGCAAAGAGCTGTAAGAGCGGGGCGTTGTTTTGGTAAAAGACAATCAAGATGAAAGGGGAATACCTACAAACCTTTCATCTATCATGTCAGTGTATCGACGGAGCGATAAATTTTTCTTCATTAAAAAATAGCCTTCACCTGAAACATATATCGATTCATTAAAGAATCATATGTTGATTCAGCATCTGCACGACTCGTTCCCCAATATAATGTCGTTGGGCTTTGCTTATCACGCTCACCATACACATGGTAGTTTGGAATCGGCTCATCAGATTGTGTCATTAGTATCCTCTCAAAAGGAGGTCGGTCAGGCTTACAATATTTTTTAATAAACATCTTACTCTTCCTGTGTGTTTTCAACTTTAGCTTTTATTTTATCAATAGCACTGCTCACTTCTTCATGCTGAAGCAAAGACTTCACTTTACGTTCTGCAGATGAGACAGTACTAAAATGTCTACCAAACATTGCACCGATTGTCTTCAATGGGATGCCATACTCTTTAGCTATGTACATTCCTAAGTGTCTCCAATCAGCGATTGTCCCTCCCGATACGTCGGATGATAGGTCTTCAGAGGTAAATCCCGATAACTCTGTAATGGCGTTGAGTACTGTTTGTGGTTCTACTTTTTTTACTAATTTCATTTTGTTGGTTTATATTGATCTGTGTTAAATTGAAGACCCTTCCCTATGCGAGGAGGATCTGTTGGGAGGATGGGAAAAATTCTCACTGTATCCTTTAGGATATTCCCACCATCATCCGTCTGAGCATCTACAATGATAGGAGCTCCTTTGGGACGGATCTGTCTTATTATATTCATTTTGGATATACAATTATAATTGATATGAATGTATGAGTCAAACACATAAATGATTACTCATTTTGATTTTCTATTATTGCAGTATCGGGTGCGTTCTTGTTGGATTCCCATTCAGCGAGCTTGATCATGTCATCGATAGCAGCAAGCACAGCGACCTTCTCTTTGTAGTCCCTGTTCGATACAGCGACTTTAGATTTCACTTCAGCAGCAGTCATATAAACGTCACCAATGTTCTTAGGCTTGATAGGTTCGTCTAACTTAGTTGATTGTTTTAGTAATGATTTAAGAGGGAGCGATGTACCCTTGCCCCTTGTCCCCTTCTCACGGAAAGTGATTGATGGTTCAGGGTCAGGTGTCAATGATACATGGTACATGGTTCCATCGATCTCTGCTTCTCTTGTTATTTGTTTCTCTAGTTTAGTTGCCATTTTCTTTATTATGTTTTTTAGTTTTTATTTTATCCCACGTCGCCTGTTCAGTTAAGTGGGTTATGTTTGTTGCGGGATGTATGTTGTCAGCCTCTTCTTCTTGTAACCATTTCAGTGCATGCTCTACTCCTGCTCTATAGCCAGAGCATCGCATACGCATCTTGATTAAGTGTAGTTCAAGCTCTCTATACTTTTCTTCCCAATCAATTTTCATTTATATATTTTACTTATTTGTTCTTTAACTTCGGATAACCTTTCGAGTATATCTTTCTTTTCTTCTCTGTCCATTGCTCGTGTTGCAAGGAACTTTAGATCCCATTCTATATCTCCAAGTTCTTTTAAGATATGGAAGTTAGTGTTCTGACTTGGGTTATCCGTATGCACTATAGTCTCTACGTGTTCAATAGCTTCGCTCATCGTTTCCGAATCAGCGATGTTATGTATCCGCTGTACTAGTGCTGATGTAAGCCCATCTTCGGACACATCCCAAGGATCTTTATGTGTAGTCGTGACACTAAACATAATGCTATAGTCGTGTGTATATGTGTTCATTTATTTTATTTTATTTTTAAGTTAATGGTTTAGCTTTCCTCTGAAGTTGTTTGGTCTTGTTGATGGGGTATAGGAGCAAGACATTCCATACTCATATATTCTTTCAACATTCAATGATTCATCGGGTGGTTCCGTGTTGATGCAGAACTTATGATTCTGCTCACGATATTCAGAAACCATGTTAAGGGGCATGAGTAGAGAATATTTATCCTCATACTTAGGTTTATCTTTATAGCACCTCTCCCACTGCTTGCGAGCTTGTTCCTCCCGCTCCTCTTTTAGTTTCTTATCTAACGCTTCTTGTTCTTTCTTCTCTTGCTTTTCCCTTATAGCTTGTTCTTTCTTTTTGTTTATTTCATTTACACGTTCATTGATTACCTCTTGGTGTTCCCACATGTGATCCATAGCGGCTATGATTTGTCTCGTGTATAAACGTACAGCCTCTCGCTCTTCATCTGAATCTAAATCATCGTAAGCGAAGTAGTATTGACTAAGTGCCTGTCCCGCTCTTTCAAACCTACGCCAGTCGATATGATGCAGTTTATGCGATTTAAGTATAGCGTCTGCCCTGTTAAGATATTCACACGCTTTTGCTTCAAGACCTTTAAGAAAAGGGATTGAGTTATCTTCGCTCATCTTTGTCTCTCCTTTCTGTAGCGGCTTCAAAGAATTTAAGTACTAGTACAATTAAGCACAACCATATGACTATTCCTGCTATGATCATCATTCTGTTGCCTCCTCTGTTATAATTTCACACTCAGGAGCTGATAAAGTATCTGCTCCACTCTCCCACAAGAATACATTACTGATAGATCCTTCGTAATAAATAGCGATGTGATCATCACTGTTTGGTATCTTAACTTCTAAGAGTTTCATTCTGATACCTCCTCTCTATGGGTTACAACATAGTGCCAGTGGAATGTTACAAAGTCCCCACAGGTTCGGCAGTTGCCGTTCTTACCATCATCGATGTAATGATCGTAATCTTCAGTCCACTCTTGGAAGCTATCCAAACAGATATCATCTGGTATCAAGTAATGTCTTTGTTTATGTTCACATGAACATTTCGAAATGTTAGTTTCTACAATGAAACCTCTTCTTATTTCTTCACTCATACTGATACCTCCAATCTATTAGATGGATCATATATAAGTTCATCAAAAGACATAAACTCTACAGGAGAATCTGATACTGTTATTCCTTCGACTTCATATGATGTATTTGTGTCAGGTATCTTTCCTTCTACTTGACTCCAACAAGCGTTCTTCTCACATCGTTGTTTTAAGTATAGATCGAAAACATCTTTCGAGTTTAAGTTTTCGTCAGCCTCATACCATGCGACTACTCTTTCGCAATGGTAATCGCTTTCTTCTGTTACGAATATTGTGTAGTATTTTTTCATTTTATTATTTTGTTTTTATGTTATTGGTTTTAATTGTTCTTTGTTTAGCATTACCGAAAGGTTTGTCGGTGACATATCTTTCCTTATACCCAAAGTTGAATTTGAAAGATGGATCTCTGACAACCCATATGTGATACTGGTTTGCAGAATCTACTAACCGACTCTCTGCAGGGTATAGTTCAACTCCCTCGTTCTCCTCTCCGACTAACTGATTCTTGATCTCTTGAAAGTCTCGCCAGTCTTTCATGACCCCACGATCATGTCTCTTGATTGAGAGGTGGATGATATCCGATGAGGGATCATCAGTAACAGCGACTTGATATTTATCGTTAGTATATATCTTTTGACTGTCCACTATGTCCTTAACCCACTCTCTCACTTTGTATTCAACGAGATGTCTTTCTGAAGCGCAGAATAGTTTAACATAATACTCGTCGCCATTATCATAGGCATCAAGGTGTTGTCTAACTAAACTATCAACTTCGCTTTGTTGTATGTATTGTCGTATTAGTTTTTTCATATCTTCTTATCTAGTTTTTATATTTGTTATGCAGCGATACCTGCGTTGCTTGGTGGTGCGTCGATTGCCTCACCGATTGTGTAGTGTTTAGATTGTAATCCGTATGATACCCACAGCACTGGATAAGGCTGCTCTTGTAAGTTCCTTAGATCATTACTATAACCATCAGTTAAGTAGACTAGCCCGTCACAGAATGGTTCGTTCTCATTGACCCACTGGAATGCGGGATGGAATCTTGTACCACCACCGACTTTGATTTTAGTTGGAGCTTGATCACCTGAGTACAACTCATACACGTCTCGCACCTCAGAGGATACGGATAAGATGACCATCTTCTCAGGTCTCATATTATCAAGGAACTCTTGTGCAAGGATCAATAGATCAGATGTTAGTTGTTCATCCATCGACCAACTACTGTCGATGACATAGACGATTGTGCCGCAACCATCACGACCACGACCTGCAGTGCATAGCCCATTGGTTGCGTTGAAGATCGGTGCATTGAATGGTCGAGTCCATCCGTCAGCAACACGAGCGGTGTTCCATTCCATGACATACTTTTTCCAGTCCATGTATGATCGTTGCGTCTTCTGATTCTTGACACTCCTCATAGTGTCACTCAAACCCAAGTCACTTGATGTCGATGCAAACTCAGCTTGCTTGATCACCTGATCTGAGATCTGATCAATCTCCTCAAGCACCTCCTCAAGTGTCTCACCCTCCTCAAGGTGTGGCTCGTCAGGTAAATCATCAGCACCCTGCCCGACCCAATCATCTCCTAAGATTTCTTTGTCGGTTGGTTTAGGTGTGCCTCCTGTAGCATCGCCCTCTTGATCTCCGTCATCATCGCCATCGTCAGTACTATCGCCATCACTATCTGATTCACTTGTATCTTGATTAGTGTCAGCATCCTCATCGCATGGCTCGTCACCACCATCGGATGACTGTGGATTATCATCACCATCCTGCTCACCATCCTGTTGATCATCGTCCTCTGCTCCCTGCTCATCGTCCATCTTGGATTGTCCATTGTTCTCGTCTTTAGCAAGCTCGATGAGAATATTCTCCGTACTCATGTTATCGAATCGGATATCACAACATGACCCTTCGATCATCGGTAACAGCTTCGCATTCTGTTTGAGTATGAGTAGATTATCTGCATGGTCAGCAGCAATATTGATTAGACGCTTACGCTTCATGAACTCATTCAGCACATGAGCGGGGGCATCATCATCTGGTATAGTACCCATCAACTTGAAGAGTCTGGATATACCCAACATCACATGACCTGATTCGTGAGCTAGTAGGAATGCAAGGTATCCAACTGGATCACTGGTCTGTTCTATCTTATCTAATACACCATACGGATTGAGCCGTAGGTATCTACCATCCGTCTGTCCATATGGTGTCTGATATGTCCATACCCATTTGAGTAGTGTCAAGGCACTGTAGTAAGGGTACAGCTCTTTGGTTGTCTCTAGCCTACGGAATGCTTTGGCTAGTGTGCTATCTCCGTAGTGATCAAACACAATCGGATCACCTTCTTGTATGTCTTCTATATTTGGTATCATAGTATTCTATTTTTTAGTTAATGGTTTAATTTAACAAGAGCTTGTTAAAGTCCTTTCAGTTCTGCGTTCTTAGGATGCTCTTTCAATGGGATGCCCACGTTGATCGCTGCATGATATCCTGCTCTCGCAATCTCCTTGGTAGCGGGTAGTAGGAATCTATCAACGAACCAATCTACATCACCTGCAGACACAGCCGTTCCTCTGTCCCTGCCTCGACTCTCAAGGTCAGTTAGCTCATAGTCCATGATCCGTAGTGCAGCGTGGATCATCTTGAACTGATCAGTAGGTTTGTCTGACAAGTCCATGTCGCCTTTACGTACAGCATCAAGGTCATCGAGCAGACCTGTTGAGCTGTTGATGTATGCGATACAATCACGAGCTGTAGTGTCACCGACCTTAGATTGCAGTGTCAGCTTGAGATGCTTGTTGAACTCAGACTTACTAAGCTCAAGGTTGTTCTCAATATAGCTGATCTGTTTAGCAGCACTCGCCCATGATCTCGGAGTTGGGTGTGGTGATCCATCCCAAGGCTGTGGGATAGATGGAGCGAAGCGGTTACCATTCTCCAACTTAGCGTTGAACTGTAGATACTCAACGACTGGTGAGAACTTACTCCACGCAAACTCAGATGCCCAACTCAACCATGAGTTGATATCTGCTTTTAATATAAACTGATTACCACGATTCACTATCGGGGCATCCAGTACTGCAGAGCGTGATCCATCCTCACGTCGGTTACCTGTCACGAGTATCTTGACATTCTCGCCAAGCCTATGCGAGCCGATCTTAGACTCACCATCTGGATCGATAGTACTACGTACCAACGATCTTGTATCGGCTGCCCACTCTGGCATCTCATCGAAGACTAGCAAGCAAGGAGTATCTTCCATGCCAAGTCTCTCAAGAAGTGCTGCCGTCGGTATACCCTCTGGCTCTGAGAATGACATGAGATCCTCACCATTCGCACCCTTCTTCAAGACCCCATAACCTGTGATCTCAAGAGGTGATGCACCAGTGTAGTTACACTTGTACACCTTTACAGTTTCATCGGTAACTCCGTAGAGTTTAGCGATAGCCTTAGTTACTGAGGCATTGGCAAGAGCTGTCTTGCCTGTACCTCCTGATCCCAAGAGAATCATTACTGAGTCTCCTGATGAGTATACGATCTCAGCTTGTGTTTGTACGTCGCTGAATTTGATTTCTGGTGTTTCGGTATTCATTGTATTTTATTTAGTTTTTTAGTTAATGGTTTAGTTAACAACTGAGTTGTTAAGATTAGAGTCCACAGACAGCAAGCCTACTAGCTGTGCGTTCTGCTTGGTTGTACACATCCTCGATTGCAGTAGCAGCGAGCTTTCTTGTCGCTGATCCTGTCTTACCTAAGTGATCACGTTGGATGCTGCCAACCTCTTGAAGATCCCTGACAATATCATTGATGACATCGAACTCGAACCAGTTCAATTCCTTCAACTCTGCAGCAGCTTCTTTCAGCTCATCGAATGTCTTCTGATGGAGACGCTCACCCTTAGTCACTTTCTTAATAGCTTCTTTAAGTTTCTTCATAGCAGGTTCCAATACTTTGGAATGGTTCCTTGCCATGACATCGATGCGTGTCTTCTCAGATTGAGCAATCACTTTGTTAGCTACCTCCTCAGTCATACCTTCGAAGATAGTACCCTTCTTGATTGCCATCGGTGCAGCCGACCATGATACAGCGATCTTGAATTCTCCTAAGAACTCCTCGCCATTGTGAGGTACGTTGACTTCATGGATATTATCGCCCAAGCCTTCGATTGATTCAGCACGTATGGTATCCCACTCTCTCAAAGCATCCACTCGTAGATCATCGAGTTGTCTTGACATATCATCAATCATTGCTTGTATCTCAGCAACCTTGTCAGTGGATACAATACGTACCCCACGCACATCGCTTGGATGTGTGCCTATCTTATAGTTCATCTGAGCCTGTTGCACGACACTAAGCATCTTGCCAAGAGAGTTGTTACGAGTCTCAAGAACTGTAGCTGAAGCTCTCACTCTCCCCTTCTTTGCATTGGTATCCTTAACCACTTCTTTAGTCTTCCCTTTAAGGGTGGCACTAAAGCCTGTCGGTTTACTACCTGCCCAAGTAACTTGGACAGTATTATTTAACACTGTAAGGATCTCACTTTTAGCAAGACCTGCTTTGATTTCTTTATCGTTGTATTGGTTTATTGTATTCATTATTTAGTTTATTTAGTTTGTTATTATACATTATAATAGATTATTATAATAATGCAAGAATTATTTTTTATGTTAATCAGTTAACAACTGAGTTGTTAAAGAACTCTGCTGTTGCTTGGTGTACTAAGTCCTCCATGATTTCCCCATCACCCTCCACTTCTGCATCAGTTATCTCGACGTTATCGAGATTAAAATCATCATCAAAGTCAGAGGGGCTATAACCTTCCACGATTTCTTTAGCTTCCTCCTCTGACTCAGCTTCAACCAATACGGATTCTTCAACCACTACAGAGACCCTGTAATACTTCTTGATTGGTTCGAACTGATGTACAGTATATTCACTGTCCCCTACCCTCACCACTCTCCAAAGGAATGATGACCAGTAAGGTGATCTTGGCGATTCGTAGGAATCAAATACATGAAACCCATTTGATGGTGGCACGAATCCCCCTACCATTTCTACGAAAGAACGAGGAATTTTTTCAAGCTCCTCCTCTGGTACTGTATTACTCCAAGAGCCTCCACACTTTTCGAATTTGTATTCTGCTATTAATTTAAATGTATCTTCATTGAAGATGTCTGATGTTACTTCTACTTTCATTTTTTATTTTATTAGTTTGTTATTTTATATTCAGCTTAACAACTCAGTTGTTAAACTCTGATCTTCTTTACTCCTGTTATTTCGTTCTCGTGTGATGAGTCTGGATGACTGGCGATCAGACTGTAGAAACAACTCGTTGCTTCTTTGTATGAATCACAGCTCCATCCGTCCACGTAGACAGCTTCAACTGTCTCGCCCTTCTCATCTATAGTATCGAGTCTCCAATCCACATCGAAGACTCCGTATCCATCACCCTGTCTGAGGGTAATCCAATGGTGTAGTTTATTTTTTGGCATAGGTATTATTTGTTTTGTTTGTTTTTAATTTAACAACTCAGTTGTTAAGTTCTTTTAGGCTCATTAGCCACTTGTTTCCTACAGCGAGATCATTCAAAAGAGTTAGAGTTTTCTCTAAGTCCTCTCTTTCTTCATTTACTCCTGTGTGATCCGCTCCATCTAGCTCATCTACTCTCCACTTGATCACCTCATAGGCATAATCTAAGTAATCAAGGCGAACTTCTTTTACTATTTCTTGTATCTTCATTTATCTATTTTGTTTATTTGCAAGTTACTTAACAACTGAGTTGTTAAAATACTCCTCGATATCTATTGCTATGTATCCCTCATCCTTTGCGTTGGATGGGTTTACCAATGGCTCATGATCCCATGAGACCACGATCTCTTTTGAGTGAACGCTGTTATTCCTCTCATGTAAATAAGCTGTCAAGAATGCGATCGCATCCGCATACCGCTGTGACTCTGTGGAGATGAGGTATTGCTCACCGCCCTTGAACTTCCAATGAGCTTGCCCATCAGAAAACTTTCCACTACCAGAGTGTGCTCCGTAGTTCTCCATATATTGTGTTGTTATGACGTAGTAGTATTTCATTTATCTATTTTGTTTATAAGTTAATTAAGGTTGCATGCACCATGCACCATTTAACAACTCAGTTGTTAACCCTGCCTTCCCCTCTACCGCAGTGATCCACTCCGCATTGCGAAATGACTGCGAGTCTTACAGCAAGATTAACAACTCAGTTGTTAATGGTACATGGCACATGGTTCACCTAACAATTCAACCAGTGTTGAAATTAGTTTGCGTATTCACCAGTCCATACAGGTGCTTTTATCATATAGCCCCGATCATATGTCAGATGTATCGGTGACGAGTGATAGGGTAATTCTAGATCGATGCATCGCTTCTCGAAATTAGCAACGGCATCATCCAGATTAGTAAACTCCATTTGGTTTACGCTGTGCAAGAACTTCTGATAGAAGTGATCTATGAATTCAATCTCTACTGTATACTTTGATGTGCCGTTTTCTCTTAGCACTACTCTGCTCATTGTACAGTTGTGATCATTCTCTCCGTACTTTATCTTTTCAATTAATGATCTAGCTAGAACTGGATACTCGATCCAGTCGATTGCTTTCTCTACTGTTCTTATTCTCATGGTGGTATTCCTTTCTTGGTTTGTATGTTAATAAGTTAACAACTCAGTTGTTAAAACATCCGATTCCTTGGTAAGAAATTAGTATCGGATACTGCTCGAAGTTTATATGCTAATTCCTTTTCATCCAATTCACATAAGATCTCGATAGCCTGAAATAGTTTAGCTATCTTTTCAATACGTGCCTTGCGTTCTTCTTTTGTTTCTTTTTTCTTTCTCATGATTTGTATGTTAATAAGTTAACAACTCAGTTGTTAATCTGTTTCTGTTAATCCTCCTATCACCTCAAGGTTCGCTAAGTGAGATTCAATAATCCCATACCTGTCAGCGTTTGGGCGTACCTCATCCCAATACTCGCACTTGCATATGCTATCGTAGTAGTACCCACAATTCTCATTATGCTTCAACCCCATCGGGCGATGATGTTTTAATTTATCAGTTGTTAAGTTCACTGGTATTCCTTTCTTGTTTGTATGTTAATAAGTTAACAACTCAGTTGTTAATCTGCTCCGTTCTCATTGTTAATTGAGAAGACTGTTCTGAGATCCTCGTTAATACGAAGACACCAGTTTTCTTGGTGAGCTACATCAGCCCCCGAAAACTCTACTCTTAGCGATTCTTTTGAGAGGGTTGCTAAACCATAATTGAAATCTATGCCGTTTACCCTACCATCCCCATCCAGATGGATGTCGGTAATTTCTTCCCGTGATATTGCCCACGAATTAAATGCCATCCCATTCGAATTTAGTTTTTCAAATAGGGTTATTACTTTTTGCATTGTTTCTATTGTCATTTGTTTACTTGGTTTGTTTGTTATTAATTTAACAACTCAGTTGTTAACAACTCAGTTGTTAAGGATTAAAATTTTAGACCTATGCCTCCACCCCCGTCCATCTGATAATCTGATCAAACGATTCATACCCTAAACCTGCATATAGAATGCTTTCCAATGTCTCGAAAGTATATCCGTTTATACTCGTAACAATTTGTAATGTCTCTTCACTTATCCCTAATTCTCTTAGAGTATCCCATGCTTTTTTCTTATCTCTCATATTACTATTTTATGTTTATTATTTTTGTATGTTATTAATTTAACAACTCAGTTGTTAACAACTCAGTTGTTAAGGTAATCAATTAAGAATTGAAGGATGCACCATTGCCAAGGGTTAGTCGACAATGGTGCAATGTTCAATACTCACTTGATAAGTGATAAGTTAACAACTTAGTTGTTAACTCTTATCTAATTCTGAAACAATCTCATTTATAAGATTAACAGCTTTGGCTTGTTCCTCAGTAGATGCCGCCTTGAATAACTTAGCAATCTGCTCAGCAGTGACAGGCTTCTTTTCCTTATCTGATTTTTTCTTGTTAACAAGAACCGCTTTAGTTGTAGCTTCAGCTATTTTAATATATCCAACAGATACTTTGTTTAGAGTCTTAGTGATTCCTGCATCACTTCTGGTTTTTCTAAGATAGTGCCCTCTCTCATTTAGAATTTTAGATAGATTCTGTTGAGTAGTTTTTCCGTTCTTTACCAGTGGAGCGCAAGTATTCTGTACTGTTTTATAGATTACAGAACTAGGAATATTAGCTTTTTCCATTATCTCAATTTTCTCAACTAAGATTTCCTTAAGGGTTTCCGTTGCTTTGAAGATTGCTTCAATAAATGAATCTCTTGCAGTTGTTAATTCAGTTGTAACATTTTCAAGAACTGCTTTCTGATCTGCAGTTAATTCGATAGCGTTTTTCTTATTTGCTTTTTTAGCCATTTTATTTTCTTTCTATTTTTTAATGTTTTATTGTTAGGTTTATCCATTGTTTTTCAATGGTTAGAATCTTAACAACTGAATTGTTAAAACTCTAAACATTGCACTATTGGAGGTATTCTTTCCAATAGTGCAATGGATAATGCCAAGCCGATAACCTCATAATTTATCGACTGTGATACCTTAGTATATTTCAATCCGTTGAGACCAGTTGAAATTTTAAATTGCTTGGATAGCCATAATTTAAAACCAGTATAAAATAATCATATAAACTAAAGAGCTTTGAAATGTGATTAAGGTATACCCGAAAAAATCGGTCTGATCTGCGTGAATACTTAGGGGTGAAAAGGTTGCCAAACCATATTCACTTTTTTTGACCCCTGCTAAATGTTCGATCCTACTAAAGGCACTTCTCAGGGTCTGCTATTTTAAACTGGTTACAGCGTGCAATTTTTTAACGGCTAGATATTACTCCTAAATCATTTTGTATTGACTACCATTCTTTAAGCTATGCCTCAGAGTAAACGGATTGGACGTTTATCCTTTACGGTTTTTAAACTGCTCTCCACAGATCCCGCTCTGTAATTTTCTTAAAACTGTCAATAAGGCTTTTACTGCTAAAATACTTTATCGCTACCAGTCGAGCTTAGTTGGTTACCCCTAAGCGGGCTATACTGTCAAAAATCTATCCTCTCACTGTCACTGAGCTGAGGTAATTTTTCCCTCACTTTCTTAACCAATACTTTAAAAAAAGAAATAGTGCAACCTAATATTTCATTATTTTTCATAAATGATCATAACAATTTAGTTGTTAGTTGTAAGTTGTTAATGGTTAATGAGTTATGTAACATTAATAATTGTTCATAAATAGCCATAATGATCTGAATTTTGCACTAGCAAAACAACAAAAAATCCTAACAACTTTCCAAGAATTTTTGAAAAGTGTTATATCGTCGTAAATGAAATAGGGTATATTACCCCCATATCAGCTTGCAACGTCATATAAGGCAATTATGAAGCATTATGAGGATATTTTAGTGAGTATAGATAATTATGGTAATTATAAAGGGAATGTTCTACGTGGAACATTTTAACAACTGAGTTGTTAAGGGGTAATTGATAATAGGCAATGGCTAATTGTTCAGTTGATCAGATCATTGCTAATGTCAAATTTTCAACAAAGTCTAGCAATTCACAGCCGATCATTATCAGTAAATATGGAAAGTTAATCATTGTTGATTATCAATAGATCACAGCCAATCGACAGCCACGCCACCCCCCGCCCCCGACTTTTTTTTGTGTGCCGCCCCATGTATATATGTGTGTACAAGAAAAAATTTGACTAAACATCTACCACTCGATATAAAGGGGGTATGCCAAACGTAAAAAAGCAAGAATATTACAGGAAAAATAGAGAAAAGCGGCTCAAGTATCAGCGAGATTACTACGAGCTAAATAAAGAGCGAATCAAGAAAAATCGAGCCGATAGAATGGACAAGGAGCCCGATAGAATGGACAAGGAGCGGTCTTACAACAAAGAATACTACAAGAAGAATAAGGAGCGGATCATGGCTCGTCGTAAGGCTAAAGAGCGGAAATGAAAGTCGCTCACGATTCACCGTTCATTATCCATGATTCGGGGTTCAGTGTGCGGCTACGTGAGCGGGGTTACACATCATCAAAGTATATAATAATGAATGCTAAATATACGTGTAGAATCAAGTTGAAAACTTTTTTAAAAAGCTGTATGTAGTTTCATGCAATTAGAATTATTGTTATGAAAAATTATGAAAAAAAGATACAGTTTCATGCAATTTTTATTTTATACTATAAAAATAGGTATTTGAAGAAGAATGAAAAAATGCATGAAACTGCATACAGAATATAAAAAAGTTTTTATATTAGGTATTTTTAATTAATCATTATAAAGTCAATTTTTTTCTCATCAATATGGATACACAAACCAAGTACAAAATAACAGACATTAAACTAAAACGTAAAAGAATTCCACAAGCCTTGAAGTACGAAATCGATGAATGTGGTTTCATATATCGTGGTTCTAAAAAACTCGCTATGAATTTCCGTTCAGGAAAGTGGTACACTCAAATCAGAGGGAACGATGGTAAAAACTACACCGTAGATTCTGAGAAGCTCACCCGACATGTATTCGGGGACAAGGAACTAGAGTTCAGTCGAGAGGATGTTTTAACTAAACTGCAAGCCCGACCGATAGAAGAGTTCCCTCGTTACGCTGTTACGAGCTATGGGGCTGTCTACTGCATTGATCCTCCTAAGAGAGGCCCACGATCAGGTCAACGGTATCTACTTAGCGAGAAGTTACATAACGGCAAAAGGTACGTAACGGTGTATCATGCGGATGGCCGACGGAGAACCCGACAAGTAGAGCACCTAGTCCGTGACACATGGGGATATTAATTATTTGTTTTTCAAGTAAAAAGAATTATTTTATGTAACATACATGTACAACGACAATGCAGCTATCAAAGCCCTTGATGGACTAGGGAGTTTAGACGAAAAAGGTAAAGCAGTTAAAAGTAGACTTAAAGATGTTAAAAGCGCACTTAACATCTTTAACAGCCTACGTAGTGCTGACGAAGCGTCGTCTATTAACCGTGCTCGTATTGATGCAATGTTTGACGGAGCTAATCCGTACAACCAAGCGCATCTTACGGCTAGTGGTCAAGGCTTAAAAACAAACCTCAACTTTGGAGAAGCTCAACGCCTCCTAGATATTTCTCTATCCGCATACGTAGACTTATACTCTTCATTAGAAAAACTCGTAGAGGTTAAATCATCTAAAGGTAGTGCATCTGAAGTTATGCAGCTTGAAGATATTGTATCTGAAGAGATCACTCATTTACTTCGATGCTGGCCTGAGTTTCATTCACACTACCTCCGCTTATGCACCACGTTCATTAAACATGGAGTAGGAGTTGCGTACTTTGATACACCTGATGACTGGAAATTTAGAGTGGGCGGTTTTGCCGACATCTTGATTCCTCGCCAAACACCATCGTCAGAGAACATGATTGATGTTGCGGTGGGTCGTCGTGAATATCACCTACACGAACTTTACGCTTTCATAAAAAACGAGAAGGCAGCTACTCAAGTTGGTTGGGACGTTAAAGAGATGAAGCGTGTCATTATGAAGTGCGTTAAGACCAGTGGTCGTAGTAGGAACACAAGTTACAGTGATTGGGAAACGTTACAGTCGGAAATGAAAAATAATGACATCTATGCAGGTCATCAAAATCCTACTGTATCTGTATTACATTTTTGGGTAAGGGAGATGGACGGATCTATTTCGCATTACATATGCAGCGAGAAAGATCCTAAAAACTTTTTATATAAAAAGATTTCTCGTTACGAGAGACCAGAACATGCGTACGTAATGTTTACGTACGGTGTGGGATCGAATGGTACATACCATTCCATTCGGGGGTTGGGTCATCGTATATTCAACCATATTCAAACAAGTAATAGGTTGCGTTGCCAAATGATAGATGGCGCAATGTTAGGGTCGGCAGTTATGATCCAACCAGAGAACCAGAGGGCGCTAGATGAATTAGGGTTCACTTACTACGGAGCATATGCCGTACTCTCCCCGAATGTAAACATAATCGAGAAAGCTGTACCTAACCTCAGTACTGCAGTACAACCAGCACTGAATGATATATCAAATCAACTCGCATTGAATACTGACACCGTAAGTACATACGGGTCACAGCAGAGTTCACCATACAGAAACCAGATGCAGGTTGTTGCTGACATGGATGTACAAACCAGATTGTCAGGTGCATCATTGAATCTGTTCTATGCATCATGGAATCGTTTACTACGAGAAGTTGTCAGACGTATCGTAACAACGAAGAAAGTTGATGGTATGTTAAAAGACTTCTATGATCGATGTGCAATGAGAGGTGTACCAGAATCATTTATCCGTTCACTCGACACTATGAGAACCAAAGCTGTCCGTTCAATCGGAAATGGTTCATATGCTAACAGATTAGTTGCTCTTAAAGAATTGCAAGCGATCAGTGGATCATTTGATGATGTAGGTAGACGTAACCTGACTCGTGATATTGTATCAACTAGAGTGGGTCATGATTTAGCTGACCGTTATGCACCGCAGCAAGAGGAGCCTAGAGGAACTTACCATAACAAGATAGCCATGTTTGAGAACAGTGAGTTAATGGAAGGTAAGCCTGTTATGGTTATGGATGAAGAATTGCACAGTGTACATTTGTCAATTCATATCCCAGAACTCAATAAATTAATCGAAGAATTAAATGTTGGTGTCGCTGACCCTGTACAATCTTTACCCGTACTACAAGCCTTTTACCAGCATATAGCTGAGACAGTTCAGTTTATTGCTGCTGACCCTAATGCTGGCCCTTTGATAAGTTCAGCAAAACAAGTCTTGAATTTCGCAGAAGAGATGATAAATAATACTTCTAAGAAGGTGCAGAAGATGCAGCGTGATGCAATGGAACAGCAAGCACAACCTGAAGAACAAGCAAGGCCAGATCCAACATTACAGATGAAGATGCAGGAACACCAGATGAAACTAGAAATGGCAAGACAAAAAGCAGAACTGGACATGGAGCTAAAACAAGCTAAGTTCCAACAGGAGCAAGCCATAGAAGATGCGAAAACAGTAGCAAAGCTCCGTGAAAACTAGCATAAATGTCAAAGAAACAATATATTCCTATCCCCGTTGATAGGTTTCGAAAAGATGTCAAAAGAGTTACTGCCTTGCGAAAAATCGTGGAAGATCCGATACATGAAGAGGCAGCAGCGACTCTTAAAGAAGCAGCCTCTCCAACTTTCGGCAGTATCACCCCCGATGGAGCTGTCAATGGGACAAGACTTGCCTACTATGCTGGCTATTGTGATGCTTTTAGAGATTTACGAAAACTAACCGTTATACAACCAGATAAACCAAACAGACCTGAAGAATGGACGCACATACAGCCGTAGCAGAAACACCTGCCCAAGAAACACCCGAAATTGCACCAGAAAACGCTGTAGAGAATATTCCTACAATGGAACAGCCAGAAGAGGCTCCGAGCTTTACTGATGCCCTTGAAGCGGCTTTAAGTGAGCTTAGTAATCCAACACCTGAACCAACTCCAGAGCCCGCTGTTGAGGAAGCTCCAGAACCCGCTGTTGAGGAAGCCCCTGAATCTGTTGAGGAGGTAGCCGAAGAACCTAAATCTATAGACCCCATAGAAGATTTAAATGATGATATTGGAGATAACTGGACTCCAAAAGCAGCGAATAGATTTAAACAGCTAAAGGATGAATTAAAAAATAACCAATCTGAATCTGAAAAATTAAGGCAACTCGTTGCTGATCAGGAACAAAAGATCAAAGAAATGTCTGGTTTGATAGAAAACAGAGACATTGACCAACTACAGGATCGTATCGCTATTTACGAACACGAGAAAGTGATCAATGATCTTGAGTCTACTGATGCGTACAATGAAGCAGTAACGCAGCCTTTGCAGGAAGTTGTTACACAGGCTAGTGAAATCGCTGATAAATATGAGATAGACCCTGACGCATTGATTGACGCACTATCCTTAGATGAAGCCGATGCACAGGATCAGGCACTCATGGAACTATTGCCTAATGCTACGGACAGAGATAAAGCTCGTATATACAATATTATAGATAAGATTGACCCGATACTAGATCGTCGTAACCACTTAATGGAGAATGCAGAAGAAGCTCTTGAGGAAGCTAAAGCTATTGAGGAGCAGCAGTACAATCAGGAACTCGCAGAAGAAGCACGTATTAGAAGTGTAGTTACTAAGAATGTGGCTGAAAGAGTATCTGAGAAACTACCTTTCCTTAGTGGGGTAGATGGTTTTGATATGAACGAGGTAAAGGAAAGTGTTTCCGAAATTAATCCTGAAACACTACACCCAGTGGATTTCGCTTATAATGCTGTAGCTGCTAAGTTACTTCCTGTTATTGTTGAACAGTATATAAAAACTCGTAGAGAGGCAGAGAGTTTAACTGATCAGTTAGCAACATACGAAGAGGCTGAACCTACGATGTCAGGATCTCCAAAATCAGATTCTACTAGCCCAAGAAGTTCAGGACTAAGTTTTGCAGAATCTATAGAAGCGGCACTAAGTGGTTCTTAGATAATTTTATCCATTATACGACATATTAATTTAGTTGAAGGATACCAATTAAAAATATCTAGAATCCACACAAACATTCGATAACGGAAAAAAGTTTCTTTTGCATAGTAAGGATCATCACTGACCCTTTTCCAAATCGTATAGCCTTTACCTTGAGCACAAATAAAAAACTTACGCTGATCACTGACGTAATAGCGTTCGATCCATATCTGATGATCACGGATCTTAGATTTTTTAATTATCTTTTTAGGCTTATGCATTGAAAAAACGGCATATAATTTACGCCATTTTCTCAATATATTCGTATGAAAGATTTTCATGTGGGCTACGCACCCCACATCACACGAACTCTGAACATTTCTTGGTTAATCCAGCTTTGGATCTTTCCATTTGCATCTTTATATTGTAGCCTAAAAGAAATATATTCGTTGAAATTACTTCTTATAGGGACAAAAGGTCTATGCCACAAGTACTCTGGGTCTATAACCCCATCTTGATCTACCTGTTTTACTTCAACGATATACCATATTGGTCGGTCGAAAGTAGAATCTGATATCCACCCCAACGTAATAATACCGCTGTAAATGTCATGCTCGATAGTAATTTTAGGTATTGGAGGTATAGTCCCCCAATGATCATCTGCTTTAATTGTTGTGGGAAAGCAAAGTAGCAGGGCTATTAGTAACCACTTCAATAACTTTTATTCATTCTAGATTCAACGGCTTCAGTGAAAGATTTACGTTTCTTTTTAGGTTTCGTATGGGTATACCCCTTCTTTTTTAACTCAAGGTGTTTTTTATAAGTACCTGCTTTGACTCCTTTACCAGTCTTAGGGTCATACATCATGTGTGGTTTAAAATCCTTTTTCATTTTTTCTTTTTCTTTTTCTTTTTCTTTTTATATGCAGCTTTTAAGAAAGCTGCACGTTCAGCTTTAGTGTATTTAGCTCTCTGCTTACCAGCAGCAGTCGCTTTTCGTTTCCTACGAGTTCCCGCAGCATATTCAGCAGCAGACAAACTCTTAATAGCTTTTTCTGGTAAATATCTCTCCCCTGTTTCAGAAGACTTCTTGCCAGATTTAGTACGCCACTTTTGTTTAGTCCATTCCTTTAGGCTCTTTTGTGATTTCTTCAAGGCCATTACTTATAACCTCCTCCAGCTTTTTTGTATTTCACAGCTAATAATTGAGCTTTTCTTGCTGACCATTGTCCTGCACGGCCTCCTTTAGTACCTGCTTTTATCTGTTCGAAGAGTCTTTTACGTAAAGAAGGTTTTGTATAGTTACCTGCTTCGTTAACCCTTGATTTCTTTTTTCTTTTTTTCATTACCAGAGTTTTTTGCAAGCCCAATAGCGAGCTGTTGTTTTATCTTTTGCTGTATCACAGTTGTGTCTAGATCTAAAATTTTTACGTCTTTTGGGGTCTTTATGTTGTCTAAAATCTTGATAGTCTCTGTGTCCAAAACCTACTTTTTTAATTTTATCACCTTGTTTACCTAAAACAACAAACTTCTTTTTACTGCCTTTAGGAGCTACTTTTGGTTTGTTAAAACCCGAAAATAATTCACCATGATATTTAATTTTCCCTGAAGGAAGTCTTTTGAATCTAGCTTTGGACATTAGTTAAATTTTTTTCTGGTTATCTATTACAATATGTGCATATTATAAAATATGAATTACAAGAATTTATTTTATTTATTGGGTTTAGCTTTTATAGCTGTGTGTAATATATCATGTGAAACTACAGATGCAAAAGTTGGCCTTCCTGTTCCTTTTACTGACCCTGCTGTTAGAGTTGCTCTAGATGTTAAAGCTGCAGTTATACCTCCTAAGTTTTGTATAGGATTAGATATTAAAGAAGATTAACATGCCTACTTTAGGGGATACACCTACTTTAGAGAAACTAACAGGAACAAGTTTATTGTCCTCTGACAGCGATTCTGTTACTGTAATAGCTCGTGGAGATATGCTTTCTTTTTTTGATATGTCTACTAGACGAGTTAAATCAATAACGGTTCAGGATCTAGGAGAGGCTTTAGGGCTTACATTCTCATAATACATGCCATCATTAGACGGAGTTGAAGCAACCCCACAACTAACGGATCTTCAGTTCGGATACGATGATCTTATACCTATATATGATGTATCGGAGCGAAAAGCAAAAGCAACCACATTCCGTGATTTACTTGAAGCTCTAGGGTATAAAGGCACTTCAGTTATTGATGCCTTGCGAGTCTATAAGGCTAATAATTCAGCTTCTGGTGAACCCCCTATTAACGATCAGTACTTTACACAAACTGATGGTACTGACACAACGAGCACTCTAACATTTAATCCTAATTGTTGGGCTGCTCGTTTTGATTTAACAGGCACTGCTTGGCATGCACCTAATGCTAACGGTCAGGGAGCACGTAGAGCGCATTTGATTGGCCCAAGAGCTGTTGTTTTTGCAGAGCATTACTCACCGAATGGCCCGATGACTTTTACTAATGCACAAGGGCAGCGGTTTACTTATTCTTTTGCTACAGGGACGGTTAATTCAAACACTGAAAATTTACTTACTTATTCTGAAAGTTTTTTAAGTACTACCCCTTTTGCGAAATGGACTGTAGGAAGTGGAGCATCAACGACTACTCAATCAGAGGTGACTGACCCTGAAGATTATGGTCTTTATATCCCTTGGAAGTTAATTGGTGGGGACACCCATGCTTATGGTGTTGTTTATAGAGCCATTTCAGGATTGAGTACAGGAACGGTTTACAACATATCTTGTCATTTTAAAAAAGGGACAAGTGATTTAATTAGACTTGGTTTGTATGATAATAATACACCTCCTAATCTTCAATACCTAGAGATTGCTTTTGACAGTGATGGGGTTCCAAGTACATCAGACAATTCAGACAGTGTAGGGTACATCCAATACACGCCCGTAGGAACAAAAGGTTGGTATAGATGTTCTTTTGCAGTCAGTGCATTAAATGTAGACGGTACACAAACATTTGCTATATATCCAGATAGAAGTGCTTCTAGTAAGTTTGTCTATGCTTCTGGTGCTCAAGTCAGTACAGGATCATCCCTTAAACCATATCAAAAAACAGAAGCATCTGCGGTCACGAGTGGGATAACTTATCAGTCAACGCATGATATGTCTACGATTAGCGATGATGCGAAGATTGGGATACTAGACGTAGGGGCATCTAACACAAGCGTCGATACTAGTTTGCGTTTATATGAAATAGCAACTTCAGTTCAAGAAGGGGAGTTTTTATTACACACAAGATCTCGCCAAAGTTCAACTACAGATTTTCCAATTAGACAAAGAGTTCACTTTACTCAGTCTCATAACTCTTATAGCAGAACATCTACCCCAGCATTTATTTCTATGAGGCAACCACCAGCAGCAACAAGTAGTCCATTTCACGCTTATATGGATGACACTGGAAATTACGATTCTTCAGATGGTGTATTTACTGTGGATGATAATAATATACCAAAGTTATTAATGGTTAATAAGGAAATTGATTCCGTAGGCGGTAATTTTACTAAAGGCCCGTATTATGGTAACCCAAAAATTCGACGAGAGATAGATGCATTTCTCACTGCTTGGGGAACAACAAGAGGTGGGAGAGACCCTTATTAAAGTAATTTGCTTTTACCAGCACTTAATGTATTTTTATGTAAACATTACATATCATGGCATTAAGATTTAAATTCAAAGCAAGACCAGAAAGCAGAAGACCACGTTTCGGTGGTTCAGGAAGCCCTTCTAAAAGAACTAGAGGTGGTTCAATGAATCGTCTTAGAAAGAAAAAAGAAGAAGAAGAAGAAAAAGAGCCTAAACAAACTCAGAGTTTATCTAGAGGAGCTAAAGCTGCTGCTAGTATAGCTAGTAAGCTAGGGTCTGATGTTATGGGAGCTGTTGAAGATGTCAAAAAAGAAATGGCTGCTGGAATGAAAAAGGACGATAAAAAGGAAAAAGAAAAAAGAGGCAGCGGTATGGTGTTCCGTATGGGTCAAATGTACAATAAGTAATTCTCTTATTGACTTTCCATAAGAATAAATTTACTTTTACCTATCGCATTCAGATAGGTTGCTCTAGCCATTAATTAGTTCAGTCTGCATGTGATCAGAGCTGAGTCTCTTAGACATAAATCTTGTGGGTTGCTCTAGCCTTTCCCAATTAGTTCTAATTAAGCAAGGTTATACGATATTGAAACTAGATTGCTTCGCCTTCTAAAGGGGAGTGGTCTGCCTTAACTTATAATTTTATTAACTAATTTAATACAATGGGACATACATTTAACCCTGTTACCGACGGTACTGTCGCCATCGAGACTGTTCTCGCTGAAGAGGCTAACCGCATTGGTGCAGACATACATAGACAAACTATCCATACAAGTCCTTGGATGGATCTTATTAGACAAACAACATTCCCAGATCAGTCTGGTGGATTCTTAACAACTCTAGTTTACGACAGAGCCATTCCAGTATCTGCAGCAGGAGGCAGCACTGGAACACCTACTGCAGGTCAAGTCGGAGCCGACTGGACTAACGTAGCTGCCTCTGAAGGTAGCGGAACTTTAGGTACATCAACTCTCGATCAGCCATTACCAAACGGTGATACAATGGCTACTGAAGTTGGGCCTAATGTCGTTGCAGGTACATCATTTGTACATTTCGGTAAAAAGCTCAAGCAGTACCAGCTTGCAAGAGCTGCCATTGAGTCACCACGCATATCTCTAAATGACATGCGTTTTGCTGCTCACCGTGGAGAACAACTTCGTGCGATCATGGATCTTCTTACTGAAGCTACCCGCTACACTTGGGAGAACCGTTATCGTGATGAGTATGCTCGTCTCTCTGACGGATATGTTGGATGTAAGACTACTGGAACCGCTCTCGACGGGCAAGACGGAACCTTTGAAGGGGACGGCATCGATCAAGTGCTTGACCTTAGTGCTGCAGGAGTTGCTGGCATTCCTGATGCTAACATTTCAAATGCAATTCTTGATAAGTGTTACTTCAACTTGATTCGTAGAGGTGCAGGTACTAATGCTTACGGCCGTGAGAATGGCCGTCCAGTTTTTGGACTTGTCATTTCATCTGAGGCATCTTATCAGCTTCAGACTGAAGCAGGTTTCCGTGATGATGTTCGTTACAATAATGCAGCAGTAAGTGATCTTATTGCTCCATTAGGAATCGAGAAATCTTTCAGAGGTTTCTATCACTTAGTTGACGATCTTGCTCCAAGGTTCTCTTTGGCAAGTACTGATCAGTTTACACGAATAGCTCCTTACACAGTATCGAGTGGCGTATCTACTTATAACAGTGCTTACGATTCTGCTTCTTACGAGGCTGCATTTATTTTGCATCCTGACGTAATGGAGTCTCAGATTCCACAGCCGTTAAGCTCAGTTGGTAGTGGCGTTACATTCAACGCAAACGACTACAAAGGTGAGTTCAAGTGGTTGAACATCCCTGATGCTGTCATTAACCCTGACAGTGAGACTGGATTCTTCAGAGGTATCCTTGCATCTGCTTCTAAGCCGATCAAGACAGACTTCGGATTTATGATTCTATTCAAGAGGGACTCAAGCACACCTGCTGCTTAATTCTAAAGTGGGGTTCCTATAAAAGGGAACCCCACATAATATTAATTCTAACTATTAAAAATTATGCCAACTTTAGATGATACAACAACTCTACAAACTAATTCTGCTGTTGCGGGAAACGATGCCCTCCTTATATCCAACAAAGATTCTGGTGGGAGTAGTTTAATCCAACAAGTACCAGCAGCTCTTATCAGAGAAGGTTTTTCTCATGCGTTTTTGTTTAACTTTGATAATGCTACATTAGCTGCTGACGCTACCGAAAATGCTATTACCTTTGATGTATATACATTTGTAGCAGGGGATAAAATCAACCTAGTTCGGTTAGTAACTACTAAAGCCTTTACTGGAGATGACGGTGCTGGTGGCTCTTTATCTGGATGTGTAGTAGCTGTAGGCTCTCAAAGTGCTGATCCAGATGGTTTTATAACAAATACTGACGTAAGATCAGTAGGTTTTGTTGACAACACTGGTGCTCTGATTGATGGCGAAGCTGATGTAATCGGAGGGTATAATATCCCAACCGCTGGTCATACTTTAAGAGTCACATTCAACCCTGCGGGAGTTAACAACAATGAACTCACAGCAGGTCAATTTGTTGTTTTAGCTAACATTGTTAATGCCGCTAATTATGCTGATTGTGTTCCTGCTCAATAGAGAGTAATACCATACCAAATCACAATAATCCCCGATCCTCTTGCAAAAGGAGGGGATCGGGGTTATTTATTTATACATATATAAACAAAATAAATTTATGGAAAAAGTAGAAAAAAACGAAATGGAAGATGAAATGGAAGATGAAATGGAAGCAGGGGATGACTCTTTTGTTATTGCCATTGAAAAAGCTATGATGGAACCGTCTGAAGAACCATCTGAAGAACCATCTGAAGAACCATCTGAAGAACCATCTGAAGAACCATCTGAAGAACCGATGAAAGGTAGTGATGATATGGCAATGTCATTGTTCATGGAGCTTTTTGGAGAAGAGTTCAATGCTGAAGATGAAGAACATCAAGAGCAAATGGAAATGCTAATGATGTTTATAAAAGAAAATCCAGACTCATCACCCGCACAACTAATCACAAAGTTCATGCGTGAGAACGTAGAAGACTCTTAATAAACATTATGGCTCAATCATTATCAGGAATCAATATCCGCACCAGCATTATAGCAACAATGGCTGGTCAAGGTACTAATGTGCAAAATGATATACGAATAGGTAGGACACTAAGTGTAAACCCTACTAGTTCTGAAGCAGATATTGTATATTCTGTAAAGTTCACATCAACGGCTGCTTCTGATCAAATAAGTTGGGATCTCGACCTACATAAATTTTCTGCTGCTGGTGGTGATTCTCCTTCGGCTTTAGATAGAACAGGGCATACTTTTACTGGTTTCGCCTCTAATGGTGGGACACCATCATCTCCAACAGACGCAGTGGGAGATATTATTCCAGCAGCATCTAAGATTGTAGCTATGCATTATGAGACAGATTCCACAAATACTGGGGATATAGTAATTGCATCAACAGATAATAAGTTTGGTGATATTACTTTAGGTAGTGGAAATAGTCTTACAAGGTCAGCCTTACTTATCCCAAGAGCAGATCCTACAGATGTTAACATAACTATAACATTCGCAGCTAGTGGCGATGACCTAACAGTTGTAGTTTTAGCAAAAGACTAATATGGCTAGAGTTACGTCGCCATCCAGAAGGCAACGGATTATTGAGTTTACTACTCCTAAAGTAGCAGACTTAGTAGTTATTGAAACTAAAGATGCTAGCAAAAGTGTAAAGTCGGCTGCTACCGCTGATGACACACCATACGGAACCCCACATCCCGATACTACAAATTTCCCTAGCCATAAGTTAGCTTTAATAAAAAGTGCTAACGACCAGAATGGGCAGTATCAATTATGGTACTATGTTGTAAATCGTGACAATCAAGATCAGTATAACTGGGAGTTCCAAGCTGCTGGAGCTTCAAGCACTCGATACGATTCTGTTACACGAACTTACGTAATCCTCCGCAGTTCTTATGACGAAAGTAGTCCTGCTTTGAATTCGGCTATGCCGACCACTACTAGTGACCCGTTTTCTGGTAGTGATGGTTATATACTCTTTGAGAAAAAACAGGTAAGATCGGGCAACGAAGTTTTAGATTCTTTGTATGTAGTAGAGCAAAGAGTTTTTGTAAAAAAAGTACCTATCCGTAATGTATATGTAGATAGAACTTTTTCATTTGATACAACTGCTAGTGGAGCTGATTCTAACCCCTCTTTAGGAGCGTTAGTAGATAAGGAAACTATATTCTTCCATTCTGAAAACATACAAGCTACGAAAACATTTAGTACTTCAGGAGATACTCTTGTTGACACTGGTACGACTACTGCGAATTCTTTTAAAGCGGGAAACCTAACATATGCTACAGGACACTCAGATCTTGGAGGCTCACCTTCGGGGAATTCTAATTTTTGGGGTACTGATAAGTTAGGTATAAAAAGGGAAGGAAAGCAAATATCAGATAACTGGTATGTTTTAAGTGAGAAACAAGTAGTCCCTTCAGTAGTCACATCAGGAGCTTCTGCGGGATTATCAGTTATCGCTAAGTACGAAACCCAAGAAAGATATGTTTGGCCTCCCGTACTTAATGGTGTATCTGGTTTAGGAGATGGAGACGATGCACAGAACGGAGGTATCGTTGGGTATACGTGGAAGTTAAAAGACGGGGGAGGAGAGTCTGTTGTTATTCCTGTTTATAAAAGAAACAGATACGATGGCCCTACTAAAACTCAGTATGAGATTACTTGGTCAAAAACAAAACAGACACTAACTTCAATAAACCCAATGCATCCTTTACCTGTTGTTTTTTCAACTCCTTTAGCAAAACTACAAGTACAGCCTACTCTACATAACGCTATTGATATAGGCATAACAACAGGCACAGGACATCCTAAATATAAGTTCGCAGCGTCTAGATTTTCATATCCAGCAACTAATTATGTTGACTGGCCTTCTGAAATAGTTGTTTCAGATACTCAAGAACCAAATAGAGGAGGTTATGTAAGAATTAAGAAAACGATATTTCCCCCAAATATTCAGCCTTTTACTGGTACTTATGCGTAAAGATGTCCGAAGAATTTTATAATAATGAAGTTTCAATAGACACTACAGGAGTAGGGAATGTTGAGTCATGGTCTGATGATTTTGATGCAGACAATTTTGGGGTTATAGATAATAATTATTACGGCACTGATGAACTCGTAACTAACCCAACAGATCTTTTTGAAGGTAAAAAACATCCTTTCCAATTAGAGGTTTTAGAGCAAGATGAACGAACACAGTTCGTATGTTATTATGGGGTTTTATATTTTAGCATAGCAGCTATTCAAGTTGAAGGTTTTGATGTCGGAGGAACTACACGGTTTGGTATAAAAGGTCAAAGTCCATTACCTAGTTTTGGAAACATAACACCAGCTAGTTTTATAGGAGAAAAAGGAGAAAATAGAAAGTTTTCTATATTATCTAATAAAGGAAAATATGGAACTGTATATCTTAAATTTTATCTTGATGCAGCCAACCACACAATTAGTGAATGCACATTAAGTTTTATACCGCAAGAAGATGAGATTCCAGAGGAAGAACCTTGTGGTAAATTAGAAAAAGTTAATAATAAACTTCTTAGAGAAGCTCCTAATAGGGGTAGATATCATATTAAAATAGGATCATTTAATGAAACAGCTAATGGAGAAACTTCAATTACTCAAAGCATAGAAGATCATCTTTACTATGCCACCACGATTATTGATGGGTCAGAAGCACCAAGCAGTTCTGATGGGGCTACATACTCCTTAACGACTACGGCCACTGATGATAACCCTGCAGGTACTTTTGAAGCTCCCCGTCAAAGCACTGGAAACAATAACTTACCTACAGCTACCAATAACCCTAACTTTATACCATCAGGGGAAAGTAATAAAAATGCACAACCTAATCAACCAAACCCTGAAGTCCCAATATTTGATGGAGAGCCTTCCATAATAGAAGAAATAGATGAACCTTCTTTTATACCACCAATAGACAATGAGTTTGGCGAAGAGCCTTCTATAATAGAAACACCAGAGCACACAGGAGGATTTTTTGGGGGTTTTGGAGCTGCGGGCAGTAGTGCTCCATCCAACGGTACGGGGTATATAGACACAGGCAGCATATCGTCAATTAGTAGCATTTTAGCTCTTCAAGAGAACTCTCCTCAAGGAAGTGGTGGTGGAATCTCTTCTACTTCAACATAGGTGGCTTACAACGGGTACAAACAGCTTACTGACTGGTTCGACAGGATTTATGTAATAAATAGACCTGATAGAGAACAAAGACTCAAAAGTTTCTTAAACGATATAGAAGAAAGTAATTTAGCAGACCCAGAGGATATTGTAGTTTACCCTGCTATTATGGGAAATAGAACCTCCTTCCCAAGTTATTTTCAGGCAGGAGCTGGCGCATGGGGGTGTTTGAGGTCTCACATAAGGATTATCGAAGACGTTATAATGGAGCAGAACATCTTAAATAAAACCATTGGATCAATTCTAATACTTGAAGATGACGCTGAATTTATACCTGAAGCATTACCTATGTTAAATGCTTTTATGCATAATGTACCTACTAATTGGGATCAAATATACTTAGGTGGACAGCATAGGAGAGAGCCAGAACATATAGGTATTCAGAGAGTTATGAGAGCTATGTCAGTAAATAGGACTCACGCCTACGCTTTAAAACGTAAAATATATAAAAAAGTGTATGTTCACCTCAACCACGCTCCTGATTATATGGGTAGACAGAATCATCATGTAGATCATCAATACGAAGTAGCCCATAGACGTAAAGACTGGAACGTATATTGCCCTGCGACATGGTTAGCAGCACAGAAAGAAGGACATAGTGATATTTGTGATCAAGATTTAGGGCATCGGATATGGGAATAGTCAATAGTTGAAATCCCTGTTATTTCTTTTATATTAAAACGTGCCAGCTACTACCGTAAGTTATCTATACACAACGCATAGTCAATATCTTGACGCTGCAAACTTATCACATACAGGTTTTAGAAAAGCCTTGAATGAGGTTATGCCTCGTTTATATAAAATGGGTTATTGGCGTGATTTATACGTGGAGCATACTCAAGAGGCTTCTAAAGGATACATAGCTTTACCTCAAGATACAGACTCGATTGTAGCTGGTATAATAGATAATAGTGCAGTCCCTACTCGTTCTTTATGGCATGATTATAGAATTTATGGGACAAACGATGAGGATGATACAATTCTATCTTCGTTCATTGATGATGGTTATCACACGACTTTTAGAGATTTAGATGGTACTACTCAGTACACTTTAAATATTACTGATATAGGCCCAAATAGTAATGGAGAGATTTTTAATGATGCTTCCGCAGAGATAAAAATTATTTGCCGAAGAGCAACAACTACAGCACCAGACACCGTTACAATAACTTTGTCTAATAGTTCAGTAGGGGTAACATCTAAAAATTCTACTGAGACTAATGTAGTTCATATTGAAAGAATAATTTATAAAGACATTCCATCAGGACATCTTACAAGGCTAAAGGCAATACAGACTAGTGACAATAGCAAAGAGGTTATTCTTGCTGATATCCCAAGCGGGCAAGGCGAAATACGGTATAGAAGATATAGAATCGGAGGAACAGATAGTGAATCTTCAGCTCATATTTTAACAAAAAGAAGGTGGGTTCCTTTAAACATTGATATTAACACCGATTCTTCAGAAGACCCTATATACGTACCAGAAGATGCTATTGTGAAACACGCTTTATTAGGTAAATTATCAGAAGATAATGGAGATATACAAAGAGCAGAGTACCACTGGAACGTGTGTGAGAAACTATTAGAGAAAGATTCTGACTCCTTTAGAGGAGCGGCTAAACCTGCATTACATGTGGCTCCTAATGGAATAGGCTCTGGTATGCGGGGTATGTACTAAACAATTTAACAATAAAACAAATAATTATGGGAACAAACAACATAGAAAAACAATCCTTCGGACAAGCTGGAGCAACCTGTTTAAGTGGAACTGAAAGTGTAGTTAAGGACATTTGTGCTATCCTTGCGTTAGAAGATTCTGTTCTTCATGACTCTAACACAGCATGGCCTGAACTAACTGATTCTTCTACAAAGAATTTAATAGGTAACACAAGCTCAATTACTATCCCTGCTGGAGTTACAATCTTTGGACAGTTTACTAAGGTAGGCTTAGATAGTGGTACAGTCCTTTGCTATCACGCAGCATAAATAGATGCTAGGTTTAAGTTCAAAGTTAACGTCTTTACAGACGATCTTGAAGAAACTTTTCCTTGAGAAGTTTAAGTTGACCATTAGTACAACTGAACGACTCACGAACAATTTCTTTTCAGACGCTTCGGGGTGGAGTATACCCCCTTTTAATTCATCAACGACAAGTATAACTGGTGGACAAATGGTGTTAAATAATGCACCTAACACTGGAGCCTTTTATTTTGATAACGCTACTGAGGCAGGAAAGTCTTATCAAGTAAAATTTACAATAAGCGAATATTCTTCGGGAGGCATAAGAATTAGATTTCCAGAAGATGCGGATAGAGTTTATAACGCTGATGGAAACTACACAGCTATAATCACAGCCAACACTCCGACCAATGCCACTAGACTAACATTTACTATTGTGGGTACAACTACTTTGAAGGTTGATAACGTCTTCGTAAAAGAAATCACCAGTCCTCCACTAGCAGCCTTTTCTCTTAGGAAACTCGGAAAAGTTTCTCCATACGCCTGTAGGATAAGACGCTCAAGTGATAACACTGAAGCTCAAGTTGAGTTCGCAGGTTCGGCTGTTTCTGAATTCTCAAGAGTTCGCAATACATCACAAAATATTATTGCGTATAGTGAAGATTTTTCACATTCCGAATGGGTTAAATCTAACGCTTCTGTCCTAAAAAGCCTCATAACTGATCCCTTTGGGGGAACTAACGCTTGGAGGTTCAAGGAAGCTAACTCGTCCTCAAATTCAAAACTTTTAGTTGAATCCGTAGCTGTTTCTGATGCAACCTCTTATACTTATTCTGTTCATGCTAAAAAGGGGGAACTAGATGTTCTTCAAATGTTTCTTGGAAACATTAATTATAGAGGAGGAGCTAATCATGCTAACTTTGACTTAACAAATGGAACAGTTACAGCTACAGGTGGGGGTATATCCGCAAATATCGAGGCAGTAGGCACAGATGGATGGTATAGATGTTCAATTACCGCCACTACCGATCAAGCAGGAAATACAGAAGCCTCTTTAGTTCTTCAGAGTAGCACTACAGCGTCCAGAAACTTAGCTTATTCGGGCAATGGGTCTAATGGGATTTATTTGTTCGGAGCAATGTTGGAGGAAACACCTAACTACTCCAATGAAGGTACTGAAATTGTAAATGATGATTTTTCAGCTAATACGACAGGTTGGACTACAAGTGTAGGGGTAGGTATTGATAGCAGTGCTTCTATTATAGATGGCGTTCTTAAAGTTAATGTTGTTAACAATGGGTACGTTAGAGCCACTAAATCTATAACTTACGATCAAAATAAATACTATATTTTGACGGCTACAGTGAATGGAACGGCAGGGAAGGCTATAAGATTTAGAGACGATTCTGGAGATTTAGGAGGCTTAACTGATGGATTTGACCCTCCTACTGGAGCAGGAGGTAAAGTCGATGGTAGGGTTACGATGACTGGAAGTTCTCAACAAGTCTCTTTCACTTGGATACCTACTGCTCAATCAGATGAGATAATCATAGAGCGTCATTCCTCTGGAACTTATGAATTCACTGTCGATGATTTATTAATTAAAGAATACGACCCTCTTTATCAAGATGATTTCACAACCGACACTTCATGGATAACAAGTGAAAGCGGTAGTAGTACAGTCACAATCCCTTCAAATGGTAAAGCTCTACTTACGATAGATAGTGGGGATTACGCTAGTATGTCCAAAAATCTTACTTATAGTCAGGGTTGTAGGTACAGAGTAACAGCAACTATAAACGGATCTTCGGGAAACACAGTTCGATTTCGTGATACTTTTAATACTGGAGGAGGGTTACAAGCCAACGCTACAGGAAAGCAAACAGAAGGAAAGGTGACTTTAAATGGTTCAGATCAAGATATCTCTCTTGATTTTACGTCTACATCAGCTTCGGATAGAATTATTTTTGAGCGAGATGGCTTTTCTGGAAATGGAACCTGTACAATAGATAATTTAATTGTACAAAAATTGGTTCCGTCAACAAGCGATTACATTAGTACTCCAGTACTGAGCAATGATGGTTTGACCTTCACTGAAACAACGCTTGGTGATTTTGTTGGCGGTGAGAATTTGATACCTTACTCTGAAGATTTTAATAATAATGCTTGGAACCCTCACTTGTTTGGTGGAGCAGCACAGATTGTTGAAAGCAACATAACTGACCCGTTTGGGGGAACAGGCAGTCATATATTTACATCCCACGCTGATGGAATTGGTTCTAAAATTCAAGACAACATAACAACAACAGCAGGTAAGCATTTTATTTCTGTCTTTCTAAAAAAAGGAACAACAGACAGTGTGCAACTGGGAATGATTGATCAAGGAACAACATCGATACGAGTAGAAGCAAACTTAACTAATGGCACTACTTCTACTGCGCTAGGCTCACCATCTGATGTTTCTATAGAAGCAGTAGGCACAGATGGATGGTATCGTGTTAGCTTTGCTTATACATTTCCAGCAGGAGGATCGGATACGTTTCAACTGTACTCAGGCTCTTCAAGCTCAACTGGCGATAACTTTTATGTGTTTGGTTATCAAGTAAACACCAACTCACTCAAGACCTACCAAAAGACCACAGGCACAGCAAGAGACGGAAACGCTTCAGTAGTCGTTTTATACAACCAAACGGGAGGGGAAGATATTATTCAGCCAACGTCTTCAAAACAGCCCTTACTTTACAAGGGAGGGGTACTCGTAAAAGCAAACTCCTCACCTGCAATTCAATTTGATGGAACAGATGATGTGATGAAGTTTTCGCCTGATGAGTTTGGTAATGGTTTAAACTTAAATAGTCTTTCGAGCTTTTTAGTGTTCAAGGCAGACTACATTGCAGGATTCGATTATGTGTTTAATTTAGGTACAGCTACCAACGATAAGGACTGGTTCCTGCCATTTATAAATAGTGGTGATTTTGTCGTGCGTTACGGAACCAATTCAAATAGCGGAACAACAGGCAACACAAATGTTAATTTATTTAGTGGAGTTGCAGGGCTTCAATCAGGAAAATTTAAAGCATTTCTTAATGGCACTCAAACAGACATTCGTGACGTAGAAAATAATTCATCAGACACAGGGATCGCATCTTTAGGTGGTCTCGATGGAACTACAAACCAATTTGAGGGGAAAATTTTAGAACTTATCGTTTTTGATACAGAGCAGCACACTACTCGCCAAGAAATTGAAGCCGACATAGCAAAGCACCACAACATAACACTGTCTTAAATATGACTGATCCATTTTACATTATCTTTGATAGTGAAGAAGAAGCCCTTCTTCGTAGTGAGAGAGCAGGAGTTGACCGTAAACTTAGCTATTCAATTAACGGTACTGGAACGAGGTATTGGTTTTCAGTCGAGGTTGAAAGTAAGGAAGACCCAAGAGCAGCATTAATTTTACCAACAATAACGGAGGATGAAGTAAATCAGGATACAGGAGAAATTGTAAATAGTAGGATTGTTCCTGTAGATTCTGATATTCTTGATAGTGATGACTTTATTCAAATGGTTGAGACACTCCCTAATGATTGGGTTTATCCTCCACAAGAACCAGAGGAAATAATTCAGCCTGATTAACCACCCCTTATTATGCTTATTAAAGATAGAAAAACGTCATAAAAGTGTTATATTTTTAAAATTATGAGTAACAGTGAGATAATAACTAAAGGAGTTACAGGTGTAACGGGTTCACTTATAGCTGTTACTATACCTTATGCAGAGGTGATCCAATGGGGCATTCAGGTTATTGGAGGTCTTTTAGGTATTGCTGTTGCTATAATTACGTTATATAATTTAATAAAAAAGAAAAAATGAATAAAGATTCAATTTTAGGAATAATCCGTCACATCCTCACCTTCGGTGGTGGGTTCATGACTCAAAGTGGTCTCGCCACTGATAATGAAGTTACCACAGGTGTATCCGCTGCTGTCACACTTATAGGTGTCGTTTGGTCAATTTTGTCTAAAAAGAAGTAAAATGTATCACGGAAATTCGGCTAAAAAGAAAAAAAATTCTCCAAAAAAGAAGAATAAAAATTCTAAAAAAGCTATTTTAAAAGCAGCATATAGGAAAAAGAAAAATAAGTGACTTTCTTCAAATTAATTATAGCGGCACTTAGTTCATATGCTGCATACACTAAGTTGAAGTATAGGAGGCATATTTATGACATTGAAGATGAAATTGATCGTCTTGCTGGCGATGGTAGCCCTTCTGCCAAGCTGCGTCTTGAACGACTTAGCAGGAGACTCAGCCTTGAACGAAAGCGCAATATATGATCCCCCTACAATAACCCTTTTAAAAGGGTATGACTATCCTTTTAAAGAAGGAAACCTCATGGGTCGTGGTCAGAAGTTCCATAGTGATTATTCTTATAGGAGAGCTATAATTATTGGGGGAAATAAATAATGCCTGATAAAAAATCCGATAAGAAAAAAATACTAAAAAAATCCTTTAGGGATTTGAAAAAAAGCGCAGCGAACAAAACAAAAGAAGATAAAAAAAGAATCCCTGAAAAAAGAAAAGATGGTACTAAGAGACCAAAATCAGAGCATTCTGATTTATACACAGATGAAGACCCAAAAGGCACAATAAAAGGTCTTGGTTTTAAAGATGTTGGGACTGCTAAGAATAGTGTTGCGATTATTGAGAAAGCCAAAAGACCACATAAACACAAAGTGCAAGCTACTATGGCTATGGAGCAAAGATCTAGATTCGCAGCTAAAAACGCTAAAGACCCTGCGAAAAAGAAAAACCTATCTTCTGCAAATAAAATATATAAAGGTTATCTAGAAAAATTAAAAAAAAGAACGCAAGACAAAAACAAGAAGTGAGTGTAAAGAGTTTTATGAAGAAACTGATTAAGGCTGAATATTCTTGATATTGTGCTATATTTATAGCCTATGATAGCAATATGCGTAGGCCATAGCAGACCAAACGACTCAGGAGCAGCCTCAGTAACTGGAGTCACTGAGTGGGACTACAATTCCAAATTAGCTGATATGATCAGCCAAAGATTGAAGACGAAGCATAAAGTTTATTCAACATACAAAGGGAACAGTTATTGGAGTGCTATGAAATGGTTAGCTAAGACTCTACGTAATGATGGAGTGGAGGCAGCAATAGAGCTTCATTTCAATGCAGCTACTCCATCAGCAACAGGGCATGAGTGGTTATACTGGAACACTTCAGAGAAAGGGAGACTATTTGCTCGTGCTTTGAGAGACTCTTTCGAAGATTGCTTTCCTCAACTACGAAGCAGGGGCATTAGACCACGTAAAAAAGGAAGCAGAGGAGCAGGGTTTTTGAGGTTAACTCACTGTCCAGCGACTATCGCTGAACCTTTTTTTGGTAGTAATCAGGAGGATTGGGATCTCGCTTTAAAAAACATGGAGGGTATTGCTACGACTATAGCAGCAGGAATTGAGCTATATAAAGACCTTTCAGAAAGGTGGTAATGTGCAACTTCCAAAATCTATATCGATTGCAGGTCAGAGAATAAAACTTGAGTTAGTCCCATTCAATGGGGATAGCCCTGACTTCGGTATGTACTTGCACGATAAAAAGACTATCGAAATAAATAAAAATATAAAAGGTAAGACTCTTTTACATACAATCAGGCATGAAATGATGGAGGCGAGTTTACTTATAAGTGGAGTAGGGTGGCTTGAGAACTACGATCAAGAAGCCGTTGTTCGATGTATGGAGGAGATATTCTTTCCTGCTTGGGAATCTTTCACCAAAAAAATCAATCATGGCTAAGTTTATTGAGACGGATTCTTTTGCTTTATATAAACCATCTAGCGAAGACATATCTTTAGCCCATTCTAGAGCTACTGAAATGGGTGTTCTTCCTAACTCATTTACTAAAGGGATGGGTAGAATGACAGGGTGTTTAGGTGAGATAGCTGTTAACAGGTTTCTTAAAAAAAGCAAATACGTTGGGGATACTTCCTTTACTCACGACATCGAGCATAAGAAAAAGTTAATTGAGGTAAAGTCAAAAACATGTGCTTCAATCCCTAGACCTGAATATGTTGTCTCTGTTAATTGTGCTAAAGGAGAGATCCCTAATAATGATGTTTATTTTTTTACTCGTGTAAGAAAAGATTTAATGATTGTATGGATTTTAGGCTGGTTACCTACAACAAAGTATTTCAAAGTAGCTCAGTTTATGGACAGAGGACAGCAAGATGAACACGGATTCGTATACAAAGCTGCTGGATACCACACCACTATAGATAATCTTAATACCCCATTTGTATATAGATAAATTAGGTGTAGGGGCTATCTCCTTCTGCAATAGGTGTAGAGATATATAGAGGATAACCCTTACCACAAGACCCTGCTACATTATACCAAAAGTACTCTGATGCTTCGTCCGTAGACATTTCTTCAGACAGAATCTCAATACATTTATCTATTGAATACACGGCTCTCGGCTCTTCACTTTCAGTATCTACTCCTACAAAAGCAGCATCGAATCCGTCAGGCAATGCTATGCTACAATCAGGAGCTACTATCTCTATGTATTCTTCTATTTGCTCTCTAGTCATTTTATTTAGATTTAATTTTATCTATATCGTATTTATCTGTTATGTCAATCTCCCACACTTTACCTCCACCAAAACCTAAAGACTTCACGGGCCTTACATGTTTATTAGATTTGCACGACTCCTCAATTATTAACATACCTCTTCTCACGAACTCCAAATTGTGAGACATGCCAACACTTCTACCCCCATTGAATTCATGTAAGAGTACTTGAAATTCAGTTAAAGTTCCTCTCCATTTAGTATCTCCATCCCAATACTCTCTAGCTCTTTTCGAGAAGAATTCTACAAGTTCTGCAATACTACTTCTACTTGAGTTGTCGTACGCAGCCGACGCTATGGATTTATCTATATAGGACACAACCCCATATCGAGACCTACCTATAATATCTTTTGGCACGTCCCAATCGATTAGCCACTTAGCGTAGTAAGGAAGCTCTCTAGTTATAATATCCTCCAAATCTGCATTTGGCGGAAAGTTTTTTGTCGAGTCATCGCTAATACGCAAAGCCATTATTTTATCTCTGTTACTAGAGTCGAGAGCAGGAATAACACTCAAAGAGTTGGCATCCATATTAAGAGTCAAGACGATACGACCACTCCAAGGAATACTCATTTCATCACAATATTTAGCCATATAAGAGATATCTGGATTAGCTACAACCCGTTTAAATATCTCAGTAGCTTTTCTTTGATCTTGAAAACTTGCTGCACTTTTTGTGTCATCAACACACCAACACGGAACCCTTGCTAGTTCTTTATTAAATGATGTCTGCCCGCAAATGTATTCAGAAGCATCGGAGTATCCACCAACAAGAGCCCCTATAATCCTTCTCGCTATAAGCGTCTTACCTCTGCCAGTTGGCCCTACAAGAATCAAGCCCTGCCCTTGTTTAGGTACTCTATACAATACTGACTCATAGAATCTTTTCATATGAGCATGGAAGTACTCTATCGTAGGTCTTTTATCATTTACAAATAATTGATTTAACCATGCGTGAATAAAGGGCCAGTTTTTCGGGTCTCCGTTGTCAGCAGGTTCAACAGGATAAATGTTCTGAGAGTTAAGTATACGATGCGAGTTAACTTCGACTACTCTTTCTTTAGACCATATGATAGGAGCTATTTCGTGAATTCTATTTTCGTTAGATATTGTTAGTATAGCAGCGTCTACTTCTGATATGTGCTGTCCTTTCTTTGGTTTGTACAAGAATCCAGATTTCCTAAGTTCTAAAACTAGTTGGTCTTTTGGGATAGGTACGGCTGACCCATGAAGTAGTTTAAAGAAGTTTTTACCATTGAACCAATAGTTATCAAGCAAGTCTCCTAACTTAGTTGTTTCATAGTCTTCAACAAACTTCTTCCCAAGTATTTCTCGCCATGTTAGAAACCCCTTACCCGCTCTATCACTATAGCATATAACACCATCCTCAGTAAGTTGACATCCTTCTCTTTCAATACCGTCATCTATCCAAAACAATGGGCCTCTCTCACCTACAGCAAACTCACCCATCCATCTTTCAGGAAATCTTTTGAAGACCTCCTGACCAACTACCTCCATAGGAATTGAAGTTTCTGTAGTTTGAGGGGGCTTATCCATAGCTGCTTTTAGCAGCATTGTCTGCACTACGCTATCTTCTAAAGGATCTCCTATCTTCTTCCAATCCTCTCCTAATTCAAAGTATTGATTAGACTTCAGAGAAGACCTATCAAAACCCGCAAAGATTCTATCAAGTCTCAGATGTGTACACATCCTCTGCATAAAGGCAGCAAACATATCAGGAGATATAGGAATTTTTTTAAACTCCCAAACTAGTCTCATATATCCAGATTGAGTCTTACTAATCCATGTAGGGA